TCAGAGCCACAATGGTCGCTGACCACCAACAGTCGGGTGCGGCGGTGCCGGGTCGATGGATCCCGGAGTAACAATAAAGCGTTCTATCGTTTCCATTGTCATAAACGTACAACTGCAGTTGATATTCTGGCACTGGTGGTAGCGCTCTTTCGTATTTTCGGTTAGATAGCGGCTTGTTCGCGCATGTGCGGCATGATGGCACTTCGGACAATGAAACATAACCCACCTCTCATTCTCAATTCGTGAACCAATAATAATCACTAATTCACTTTTTGTGAATAGATTTTATTCATCATCCGATTCCGCACTGTACTCCACATCAGAGAGTTTAACCTCAAGCTCTAAGCCCGTCGTGAAGCCACTATTATTCATATTGTGAGTCACCTTACTGATTAACCAAGATTGCTCGTCTATGACGCGCTTAAAGCCTGACACGCGCACCGGTGTCTCAGGGAATAAATCAGCCCTACCAAGCGCCAGCGTAATTGAAAACTCCGCAACGCCTCGCTGCAGCTTATCCCACTTAGCCTGAGCGGCGCGCATCGCCTGCGTTCTGGAAGCGTAGACCGTCGTCAGTGCCAGCACGTTATCTGCCTCACCGACCATATACTCACCTTCACGAGCCTCCGGCTCTTTTCTGGACTTCGTCTTTTTGCTGACCGGCTTTGCTTTCGGGTGTTCCAGTGCGCGAAGGTGCTTCTCTTTTGGCTGGCGTTTCAGCGTCACTTTCTGTTTTTGCGGCTTCGGGTCTTTGGTGTGCAACCATTTAGCTGTTACACCGGTATAAGCTCCGCGGTCGGCAATGGCAAACTGATGACGGTCGCCGTCACTGCGGGTCAGCGTCATTTGTGGAATGGGCTTACCGCTGGCCGTCAGCGCACTACCGGCTTTCAGAAACAGTAGTTTTCCCGCTTTAACCGATACAGTCGCTCCGTTTCGGTCAGCCAGCCGGGTAAGAAATACCGCGTCGGATTCCTGCGACTGGTCGATATGCGGTACCGGGATTTGTTTCAGCGAATCCGCGACGCTGGCCGTCAGTTTGTTACGCTTTGCAATGGTGCTGACCAGCTCACCGAGGGTGGTATCGTGCCATGATTCTTCACGTCGTGAATTGAGCGTTCCGCGAAAGTCTGCACTACGCGCCCGGATGGTCAGGGTATCAGGCGCGCCCCGGTGCTCAATCTCATCGACCGTAAAATCACCTTTATTCAATAGCGCCGAACCCTGCCAGCCAAGCCACAGCGTCAGCACCGCCCCGCGCAGGGGTAACTCGACTTTTCCGTCGGTATCGTCGAGCTCAATGTCGAGCTGGTCAGCCTCAAAACCCCGGTTGTCGGTCATGGTGAGAGAAATCAGCCGGTCACTAAAATTGCTGGTAATGTCCTGGCTGTTCAGCGTTAGCATAAATGCCGGTGCAAGACTGGCACCGGCGTCAATGGTCATGCCCGTAATCATGTGGTCAGCCCTCCGAGCGCACCCTGCAGCTTATCGGTCAGATTACCGGCAGAGCCGAGAAGCTCGCTCGCCTGTTTATTCAGGTCGCCAAACATTGCCGTCAGTGATTCATCGACCCGTTTTAGCGAAAGCGTGAAATCAATCTTTCTTGCCGCGCCATCGCTGAAAAACTCGGCGTGCGTGGTCGACACCTTATCGATGATATACATCCCGAGGATTTTGCCAGTCCCCTCAATCAGCGGCCACGCCCTGCCCTCATCGGCCATCAGTTCCACAGCCAGCAGGGATATATGACCGCCGGTAATGGCAGGGTAAAGTGTACCGGCAAGCTGTATTGAGGTTTCCCCCTCGCCGAGAAACTGATATGCAGGCGGTTTACCTACCCGGTCATTAGACGCCCAGCGGTAATCTTTCGAATGCTGCATTGACTGATAAGGCAGAGTACGGAGTTCAAAAACAAACATTCCCAGCGCAAGCATCATCGTTTTATCCTTCCTCAGAAATCGTGGGTCATACTGGCACGCTGGCGCGCACGTTTATCACGTTCAATCTGTTCGAGCGTGTCGCGTAATTGGCGGTCAAGCTGATGCCCCGGCGCAACACCACCCGGCAGAGTGATGTTGTATTCGCTTTTGCTCTGGTCAATGTAAGAGCGCCCCGCCGGTGCGGTAACGGGCTGATAAGCCTGATAGCCGCCATATGTGCTGGTTGCCGGGATATAGGAATTACCCTGCATGGCGGCGTTGGTTCTGGCGGCGGCCTGGTCGATGTTGCCTGACTCTTTGTTGATAATGCCGAGCTTTTCGAGAAGCCAGTCGACACCGCTGCGCAGCTTGTTAAAAACATTGAGCGGAGCCATCAAGGCCGAAGCCAGTGCCTGACCAAATATAACGCCGACATTTTTGCAGCTATCGAGCGTCTCCTGTGTGGCCTTCACCGGTGCAATCAGGTCTTTAAACCATTGCCAGACTCCGCGCAGCTTCTCACCGAGTCCGTCAAAAATGGGTGCCAGTGGCGTAAATATTTCCCCGACCGGAGCAAAAGCACTCATGATGCCCTCAATCACCCCCGAGAAAAATGCGCTGATGGGCTCCCAGTATTTACGGATGAGTAGCGCACCAGCCACAATCGCCGCCCCCACAGCCATAATCGGCCAGGTAATCGCACCGAGAGCTGTCACAATGGCGCTGCCGGAAACAGTAAAGACCGTACCCATAACGCCAGCAGCGGCAATGATGGCGTTAATCCCCATAACTACCGGCCACGCCACAAGACCAATGCCGCCGATGATGCCAATCAGAGCAAGTGCGCCACCGGCAATAATGCCGATAGTTTCCGCGAGTCCCTTATTTTTCTGGATCCAGTCGTCGAGCTTTAACACGTATTGCGTGGCTGTTTGGGTGAGTTTACGCAACGAGCCCTCTTGCTGGTCAAAAAGGTCGGTACCGATTGCCTCATAAGCAGACTGGAACTCTTTAAAGTCGCCGCCGAGGTTATCCTGCATAACCTTAACCAGTTCCTCGGTTTTGCCGTCTGACGCTTTCAACGCGGCGGTTAGCTGGTCGAGCTTGCCGCTGGCCGCTGCCGCCATCAGCACATTAGCCGATGAGCTGGCTTCCTCACCGAATATCGTTTTCATGTATTCGGCTTGCTGCCCGGTTCCAAGATTGTTGCGCTTAAAGCTGGCCTGCATTTCTTTCAGGATGGTAAATATCGGGCGCGTATTGCCTTTGCTGTCTGAGGTTTTGACGCCCAGCTCTTTGAGGGCATCCCATGCTTTGCCGGTTGGAGCCTGCAGGCGACTTAATACTGCACGGCTTCCGGTACCGGCCATCGAGCCTGTAATTTTTGCATCATGCAGAGCGCCCACCATTGCAGCGGTTTCTTCAATACTGACACCGGCGTTTTTTGCCACCGGCGCGGCATAGGTCATTGCATCACTGAGGCCGTCAAAGTCGGCGGCGGTTTTGTTCATCACCGTCGACAACACGTCGCCGATGTGTGCCACCTTGTCATTTGAGAGCTGGAAAGCGGATTTCATCCCCATCAGTAACGCGGCGTTTTCTTCCATTGTGCGACGGTTAGCAAGCGCCATATTCAGAGTGACTGGCGTTGTTGCCTGAATCGCGGCGGCATCACCACCACCTTTTGCAATGATAATCTGCGCACTGGCAGCATCGTCAGCAGAGGCGGCAGTATTGTCGCCGAGCTGGCGCGCCTGTTTGCGCAGCGCCTGCATTTCTGGCGACTGCTTTTCGACCCCGAGCACAGCCTGCAGCTCGGAATTTTTCTGCGCAAAGTCATAACCGGGCATCAGCAATTTAACCCCGGCCATCGTTCCCGCTGTCGCAATACCTACCCCGGCAGCGCCTGCTGCGGCCATGTTACCGGCAAGCTCTTTACCTGATTTATATCGTTCTTTCACCCGGCTTAATTTCGCCTGCTGCGCACTGACGCGCGCCAGTGCATCACGCTGGCGGTTAAGCTGCGCCGTCGTTTCGCTGATGGAAGTTTTGAGTCGACGCTCATCGGCAGACAGGGTACGGGTATTAATACCAGCCTGCATCAGCTCGGAGCGCTGGCGCTGTACCGATGTTCTCAGGCTGTTATATTTCGTCTGCAGCTCAGAGGCGGCACGCTTTGCCGCGTCGAGCGCCTGCGCCTGCGCGCGGGTCGGACTGGTGGTGTTTTTAAACTGCACAGCCAGCTCACCGGCTTCACGCTTCGCCTTGTCAAGCGCCTGACCAGTTACGGCCAGTTGCGCGCTTGCCTTACGAAAGCCGTCGATTTTCGACGCCTGACCGTTCAGGTCGCGCAGACCCTTTTGCGTGTTGCGAATATCACCCGACAGGATTTTACTCGCGGTCTGGATAGATTTAAGCGGTCGGGTCGCCTGGTCGACCGCTTTCAGCAATACCTCAAGCCTCAGGTTATTACTCATTGTGGTTTCCGCTACGCTGCAGCGCCTTTTCGCGCCATGTGATGAGCTCGCTCAGGCTCAGGGAACAGAGTTCTGATGGCGGCCAGTGGAATATCACTGCGATATCCGCCATCAGGTCATCAGTCGACAGGTCTGGCGGGAAGTCTATTCCGCCGAAGCCGGTGACAAAAAACCAATCACCTTAGCGGCCAGCGACAACATATCGGGCAGGTTCATCGCGGTAAGCTCCTGCGCGGTGAGCGCGGGGTAGGTCATGCGGGGCAGCACCTTAATCAGGGCGTCGACTTCGGACTGCGCCACCGCTGCCAGACTGACGCCGCGCAGGGTACCGGCGTTCGGCTCAATCAGGGTGACTTTATCAATCGTCTGACCGGCGCGCTTAATTGGTTTGTCCAGGGTCACGACATTCGGATTCACGGTGTCAATTTCATTGCCAGCCGTATCAATAAATTCAGCGGTTTTACGTGGTGCTTTTGCCATGATGTTTTTCTCTGTTCTGAATGGGGTTAATAACCGGCCAGCAGTGCTGACCGGTCAGGGAATTACAGCCCGATTGCGCGGCGGTGCTGCTCCAGACGGTCGACGCCGTTCACCTTCTCAATCATGTTGACGGTGTCGATTTCGATGACGTCGCTGCCATCAATCGTGAGGCGGTAGTAGGTGCAGACAGTCGACAGTTTGGTCGAGGTGTTTTCACCCTGCTTATTCTCGCCGCCGTCGATTTCTTTATGACGGCCACGCATGACCACCTCGACCGCCACGATTTCGCCGGTGTCGTCGCGCTGGTAAGAACCGGCAAAACGCAGCGGCACAGCATCAGTACCCGGGGCGGCGTACTGCGCCCACAGCGCCACATCAGGCAGGCCACCGACAGACCATTCGACGGTGAGCGCATCATCGTCGAGGCCGAGGTCAATCGCTGCCGCGCCATTCATACCGCCGCCGCGATAGTTTTCGAGCTTGCGGGTCAGTTTCGGCAGCGTCACGGATTCAACAACACCCATGTAGCTGAGGCCGTCATTGAACATATTCAGATATTTGAGTTTACGGGGTAGTGCCATGTTATTTCAGGCTCCTTAGCTGTTGACCGATTCAGCCAGATTCACCAGATATTTATCGGTGATACGCTGGCGCAGGGTCAGGCTCTCCAGTGGCGGAACCGGTGTATAGTCGTAGTCGATATACAGTTTCCCGGCCTTGAGGGTTTCCTTGTCGTTCGATTCCTCATCGAACCAGCATTTACCCTCCACGATGTAGCCGTTTGATTTCAGCTCGCGGAATTTGGCGTTAATGCCGTCAACAATGTCACGAATGAGCGTGGCGGTAATGGGCTTGTCGACCGCCCACATGTGCGCCTCCGCCATCGTGTCGGCCAGTACCTGCGCGGTGCGGGTGTAGTTCTCAAACAGAAAAAGCGGGTCATCCGAGCAGGTGCGGTTACCCCAGAAGCGGAAACCGTCCTTGCGTACCAGCGTTGTAACCCCGGCCTCGTTGAGCAGGTCAGCATCGGTGCCGGATGCCTGCAAATCCCAGAACACTGAGGCGCTGATGCCGGTAACGCCCTGTACACCAACGTTAGACAGGGTTTTGTGCCAGCCGACAGTCTGGTCGATGTAAGCACGCAGGCCGAGTGCACGCGCAGTGGCGTAAGCCGTTGCGGTGGTATTTTTGACGGTGTCCCACGCGAGGAAATCAGGCCAGATAACCATCAGCTCGCGCTGGCTGAAATTTTTACGATATTCCATCGCTTCGGAAATAGTCTTACATCCCCACGCGCTGACGTAAGCAAATGCACGTAACTTAATGGCAGCCGACGCAAGCGCGACCACGACCTCTTTAGTATCCAGCCCCGGCACCCCAAGAATACGCGGCTTGACGCCGGTGACGGCCTGAGCAGTCAGGAGAGCCTTGATACCGGTGTATTTACCGTTCTCATCCGTACCTCCGATAATGTTGGAAACAGTCTGTGCGAGCGCAGCTTCCTCGTCATCGCCGGTTCCATCCTCAACACGTACAACAACAGTGACGGGTTTTGACTGGTCTGCGATGGCCTGCAGTGATGCAGCCAGCGTGCCTTTTTTACCGGCTTTCGCAATGGCGCTTTGCACATTGGTAATCAGCACCGGCTCATTGAGGGGAAACAGCGTGGCATCTGCATCACTGGCTGTACAGACCATGCCAACGACTGCAGTCGCTACTGTGGAAATGACACGCGTACCGTCATTAATTTCGATGACCTGCGTGCCGTGGTGAAAATCACTCATCCGGTTAACTCCGTGGTTAAGGGGTGAGTATATTTTCAGGTCAGTACACAAGAGGGGGCTATTTGTACCGGCTGTCAGGTTGATGGCACAACGACAGGAAAAAGAAAAGGCGGGTAATAAACCCACCTGAATATTTAGCGTGGTATATCCGGCCAGTCAGGCGCAGATGTATCCACCCGGTTTACCATTACGCTGTAGAGTTCCCATGCTTCAAGCCGTTTAATCTCTTCATCTGTGGCAATTTTTAGTTTTACTGCCCGCGCCAGTGGTGCGATGGCTGATTCAGCTTCAAAAAGGCGACGAATTTTTTCAGCCTCGGCATTTTTACGCAGCTCTTCCGGAGAATAACCCCGTTGAACGACTTTACCGTCCTGATATAACCACGTACCATCACCACGGCAATCATCAGGGCAGTCAGCAGCGTCTATTTCCGCAACAGACATATTAACCGGCCACAACATTGATACAGAATATGTGTTGCCACGTTGCGGGACTGGCTTATTAACGACACCCCAGATAACCCCTTCATGGTCGTACATTATTTTTGCAGTATCATCAGAAAATAATGACTGACACTCATACCAGTCCTGTCCATCGTCCGACTTCAGAAAATATGCACCTATATTTATTTCAGCCTGAGTTTTATCCCTGTTTACGGGCGCGTCAATAAGTCTGAAATTTTTGATATTCTGATATTTTTTCATTATACCGTTCCCCCTTGTACGGTATACCACTGACTCCCGACTCGTTTTTGCAAAGGCGCATAATTAATACCATCAATATTTTCGCCCTGATAATCTTTCCAGACGGAGGTAACTACATATCCGGGAGTGTTAGGCCAGGAACCTGCATTGTTCCAGGTAGTCACTGATGTGCCAGCCCCTAACTGAACATCTAAGACGAGATTATTATTAATCCAGGTACTTAACCAGCCATTTCCCCATAGCGAACCAAAGATGTCGCCGTTATTCTGATAGATAGCCCCGCCTGCACGAAGCGTGTTAGCGGTGATATCGCCATTGACCGTAAAGACAATCGAACCATCAGGATTTCGCTGGCTGTACAGATGCCATCCCTGATCGTCGTCCAGTTCAATAACTGTTGGCCTGTTTGCGTCGCCCCATAAATTAAACGTGGCTGTCATTGTCGAATTATTATTACTCGTCAGTGACAGCCTTTTCCCGTCACCTGCTCGTATGCCACCATTAGTGAGAACATCTACTGACATGTGTAACCCGGAATTGTCGATATAACCGACCCGGGCATTATTGGCGTAAATACCCAGAATGCCGTCGCCATCCTGTTTAAACCCTGTATCGTTATCACCGAGCACAATCGAATTACCTCCCAGTGCATTGTCAGTACCAATACTCAGCGGTCCGTTAAGCTGCCCCCCTGTAATCGGCAATGCCCCCACATCACCGGCTGTTGGTTTCATCAGACTACTGTAAATTGTATATGTCTGACCGCTGGTTGAGTTCCCCGGCTGTACTGATGAATATTCAGGCGTACTGTGCAACGTGACATTTGCATTACCGGTGTAGTCATATTGCGCAATTAACCAGTACGCATACTGGCCGATATTAATATAAATATCGTAGGTGTCGCCTGATGTATTAACCCATGCGACCTCGTTAGCCGCAGCAGGCGAGCGTCTCCACAACGTGGCAGTTATTCCAGCAGGTGAACCATTACCGGCACGCAGTACCAGTTCACTGATTGCCCCTTGTTCAGATGAACCAGCGTTAAACCCCGCCCCTCCATATAATTTAATCACCGCAGTTGATGTAGCCTGCGGCATTACAACTGTGGCGATTTTGTACCATCCAGAAGCATTATTAAATGTGATATTGGTAGAGGTCACGGCACCGATAGTTCTCGCAAATTGTTTTTTGTCAGGAATATCGCCGCCATTACTGTTTTTCGCCAGCCGCCCGTTCGCATTATCCATAGCCGCTTTAACCGCTTTCGACGTTGCGGCCAGCGTCTCAGACGTGCTGTCAGTGGCATTGCTGAGCTGGATAATCCCTTTACGCGCTGTAGTGGCGTCCTGAGCTGTATATTTCGCGTTAGCAAGGTCATATGCCACCTTGACCGCTTTCGGTGTCGCGGCAAGTGTCTCAGACGTACTGTCAGTGGCATTGCTGAGTTGCACAATGCCTTTACGCGTTGTGGTGGCGTCCTGAGCTGTATATTTCGCGTTAGCAAGGTCATACGCTGTCTTGACAGCTTTCGGCGTCGCTGCGAGCGTTTCAGACTCGCTGTCTGTCGCGTTACTGAGCTGAGTAAACCCTTTTTCTTTAAGAGTGGCATCAGGATGACGACGGGATTTTTCATGTTCGGCGAGCCTGTCGTCGACATAATCCTGCGTCGCCATCACCATCGTTGAGTCAATGAAAAGCTCCACAGACTCGACACTGCTGACAATGATGACCATGCGGCATGTCTGCGCACGCCCTGAGCCCTCGGCCAGTTCTGGCTTGTAGCTTTCGGCCATATTGGCAACAGCAATCAGCGTCCCTTCATCGTCGTAAAGGCCAAGCTCACGCATCCAGAAGCCGCCCACCTCCGGCGGAATAACCAGCTCGGCCACAATGTAATTACTGTACCGGTTGTCCTGGCTGATTTTATTCAGAGTGTGACGCCAGACCTCATTAACAAGCTGCGTCTGACCGGCTTCAGGATCCGGCAGCTTTCCGCCGCCGTCACCAACAGCCATAACGTTAAGATTTATTTTCTTACCGCCCGGCATGGTGGCCGCAGCAAGCTTAGCGGCTCCGGCAGTGGTGATAACGGTTTTAAATTTCGTGCTCATTATTCCTCACTTATCCCGGGTAAACCGTAATAATATCGCCGTCGCAGGACACGCCGCCGGTATACAAATAACCGGGAATGTCCTGGGCAATATTCAGGCCAGTCAGATGACGACTGGCTGGTTTTGCATCCGCAATCAGTCGTTCCATTTCGAAATACATTTCTTCGGTAATGCCACTTTCAAGCACCCCGATATCAAGCCGGAATGTACCTGGCGGGTCGCCGCTTTCCCACCATTCCGTTACATTGATGACATAGCCGAGAGGCTCCACTACCCGACGGATTGCGCCGATAGTCCCCTTGTGGCAGTGAATGAAATATGCATCACGGATAACGGCACGTTTTGTTCCCTCCGGCCAGTTCTCATTCCACCGGTCGACAGAAAACGCCCACGCCAGCCACGGCAACAAATTTTCCGGGCAGGTGTCAATATTCCACAACGCGCGGATGTTGACCGGCGTCCTTTCAATCTCTGCACATGCCCTTGCGGCGGCGACTTCCAGTGGCGATGAGCCCACCGGCAATAATCGTGAGTCATTCATCAGATCCCCCGATTACTAGGCTGTAGTCAGTGCAAAAGGATGCCTGTGTGTTATCGAGAACAATATCTGCGACCGGTGCCGCCAGCTCCACCCGCTGAACCCCCTCAACATGCAGGGCGGCATAAATCGCTGATTTACGGATATCGCGCCCGAGGCGGTGCTGCGCGCTGATATAGGCTTTCAGCTTTGCCTCAGCCGCCGCCCTGATGGGTTCACTTTCCGGGCCGGGATAAAGATAAAGCGTGGCGTTAATCTGGTAGTTAACAATTTCGGCTGACTGTACCGTCACCCGGTCAGCGACCGGCCTGACATCTTCTGCGTTCAGGGCATTGCGCACAATTGCAAGCAGTTCCTCAGATGCGACGCCGTTGTTTTCACGTGACAACACGGAAATCGTCACACAGGCTGGCGACGGGCTGATAACTGAAATATCGCCGACGCGCCCGTCAGCACTACGGCCATGATACTGGTACGCCCCGACAGGCCCCGCCACGCTCAGCCCCTCAAAAGCCTGCTGTATACGCAGACGATAATCGGCGTCGAGTTCCATTTCTGCCGGGGTGGGTGGAATGGTGGTGTCATCAGCAGGCGTGACGACAAGACGCTCAACACTGAAATTTACCCCGATATTATCGAGGTCACTGTCTATGGCATAAGCCAGCATCACTGCGCGTGCAGCTTCATTGACACGCTGACGCCAGATAACCTCTCGGTAGGCGTTTTCCTGCAGCAATTTAACAACTGGCTCAGACTCAAGTGCGAGCGTCCGGGCGACGGCTTCCTGTTGGTCTTCGGGATAGAGCGAAATCAGCGTCGCAATGCGTTCCGCAAGGATGGTTTCATAGTCCAGTTCCTCAACCACGTCTGGAACGGGTAACTGACTCAGGTCAACGGTTGCCATAGTGATTTAACTCAGTGAAACAGTGGTTGAAACTGACGCACCGGTATCGGTACGCATCCCGGTAATATCGACATACATTTCGCCAGTGTCGCCGCGCTCAAAGCTGATGGAGATAAGCCTGATGCGTGGTTCCCATTTCTGGATCGCGGAATAGCACGCAACCATGATTTGCAGCCTGAGCGCCGGGTTTTGCGGCATGTCAATCAGCGCAGACAGGAGCGAGCCATATTCACGACGCATTACCCGCGAGCCGACCGGCGTCAGCAGAATGTCGCGCATGCTCTGGCTGATATGCTCACTGTCACTGATACCTATGCCGGTATTGCGGTTCATCCCCAGATAACGCGCTGTCATTTTGTGCCCTCCGTCCAGTTCCCGCCCCGTTGTACGCCGCCGTGACCGTGGTTATCGACCTGCACGCCGTTTGATTTCAACGTGCCACCGGTATGTTCGATGTTTCCCCGCATGGCGCCGCCTTTCTGCACCTCAAGCGTAGCCGTCGTCAGTTTGTTGGTGCATACCACCTCCGGGGTGTCGAGGGTGATACGTTCTGCCGCTTTTACCAGTACCACCGGCACGGTGGCGGTAATGGACTCCGATGCCGTCACATCGGCAGTCTTGATGCCGCTGACCGTCAGTGCACCGGTTTCCGGCTCATACTCCATAACAGCGCCGTCGGGGAACACCATATGCCACGCATCCGCCGAGGCTGACGGGGCAGGGTTATCGTCGGAGAAAATCCCCGGCAGCACGAAAGCAGTATCAAGCTCGCCACCAATTGCCAGCAGCAGCACCTGCTCACCGACCGAGGGAGCCCACCATGTCCGCGAACGACCGGCGCGGGTGGTCAGCCAGTTCAGCCATGCAGTCTGGATCCCGCCGCTTTGTACGCGGCACAGCCCCTGCGCGGTATCGACCTCAGTCACCACACCTGAGCGGATGAGGTTGCGAATCGCGCGCGCGAGCTCCTGTATTGTGGATAACGTATTCATAGTGCAAGGATGCCTCTGGTCTGGAGTCGCGCCAATTCGCGCGGCTCCGGTGGTGGTTCACACAATATTTATTTACCGAGATGTCTGATAATGATGTCTTCAATCATCTGCTCATCGTCGCGGGTGAAACCGAGCAACGGGCGCGCCGCGTACTGCACATCCCGGCTGTGACGATTTGGCCGGTCTTTGAGGCCATACTGATGCACCCGCGCCATGCGCTGTACCCTGCCGGTAAATTCCACCACCGCCGCACTGTCGCTGCCTTTGGCTTTCATAAAGCGGTTAGTGCGCAGTCTGGCGAACATTTCGCGCCTGATACGGCCTTTCTTACTTCGCACCGGCTGGCGCTTTCGGGCGGCATACGGGGTGCCATCTGGTGCCTGCTGTCGCCTGATGCGCTGCTGCTGACTGGCGCGCAGTTTTTTTGCAATGTCAGCCGCCATTTGACGACGCGCCGCCGGTGACAGGCTGGCAATCAGACCGGCAAGGCGCTCCTGCAGCGCGGTTAACTCACTCATCCCACTTACTCACCAGCTCGCCGTTAACGTACAGCTCGACCGGGCGTGTCACTGGCTCAGGCAGCGGTGGCTCAGGGGCATAGCTGACATGCAATGCGCCGTCGACCTCTTTGACGAGCGTGCGCTCGGTGAGTCTCAGGCTGATACTGATATCGAGCGAATCGTCGTTATTGATATCAATCATCCATGTGAATCCTTTCTCCCGCCCGTCGTCGGTGGTCATAATGTCCGGCTGATGCTCACGCAGCCATGCCTGTACCGGCACAAATATCAAATCGAGGTCGCCGGTAAAGTCAGTCACCACCACGTTAAGCACGTACACCTTTTCAAACGACAGCGAGCTCTCCAGTCGGGAATCCGTATGCCCGTTATCAGCGAACAGGCGCAGCATATCGGGGTTGTTTCGGAGCTGCGGCACGGCGTTAATCAGCGCCTTGCGCAGGCTTTTGTGCTTCTGCATCGAGTTCATCCTGACAGTGTTTGACGATTTTGACCTGCAGCGCGCAGGCGGTCAGCGCGCCCTCAAGGCGGCGGATATCAGCGCTCAGGTCACCATTAGTTTTCGGATCACTTCCCGGCATCGGGCAAAGGCTCACCCTCGGGCATCCGCTGACCACAATCACCGGCGCTGGCGCAGGCGGCGCGGGTGTGCAGCCTGCGCACAGCATCAGGCAGAGGAGCGTTATACCAGCGGCGAAAGGCTTCATTTTCATCAAGTAACCTCGTTATCGTCTGCTCGCGGCGGTTTGCTTCTGCGCCTGCCTTTGCGAGCTGTTCGCGCAGTGCCACCTGCGCGGATTCATTACGTCGGGCGAGCTGGCCGGCGACACTGAGCTGATTTTTCAGCATGCCAATCGTCGCCTTTTGCTCGCTCGCAACGCGGTTTGCCGTCTCAAAGGAGCGGGATAAATTGCCATTCTCATGGCGCAACCACATCAGACCGAGCACGGCCAGCACAAACAGCGTTATCAGGACTTTCATGCCACCACCCCGCCAGCCGTGCGCCAGACGGTAACCAGCTTTTCGAGACTGTGCTCGCGCTGGCCGTAACCGGCACCCGGCAATGACGCCCAGATATTCCGGCAACGGGAAACAGCACGCTCAATACGCCCCGCCCGGATATCGTCAATAGCACCGCGCTCCCGGATTAACTGGATCGCGAGCTTGTCCTGCGACAGTGGGCTGAAATCAGGCAATGCGAGCTGTTTTTTATAGTGCGGCCAGAACATATAAAGCTGCTGGTAACGCCCCGATGCCGTGGATTTCTCGCCACCGCGATTAAACACTTTCGCGGGTCGGCCATGTGCGAAAGGGTGGTCGCTGTAATCGGTGAAAATCTCTGGCCTGCCATCAAGGCCGGTAACAATGACGTCGTAGCCACGGTTTTTCGTCAGCGGATGGTTCGCCGTTCCTTCGGAATACGCCAGCATGTCCAGAAAGGCGGCGATATTCTGGTGAGTATTAATGACCGGCATCGCCTTCCCCCTTCTGTGACTTAAAGCGGCGCTGAATGGCGATTTCCACCACCTGATAACCGGCAATACCGAGCATGGATCCAATACCGCACACAGCGGGCAGTGACATATCAGGAAACTGCACCAGAACAACACCGGCGACCATTGAGACAAAACCGCCGAGCAACATGCGTCCGACAAACAGGCGCGGGGTGATGGGCTCACCACCTGCCAGCACTTTTCCGACCACAATCAGTGCCCCAATCACAAACAGTGACAGGACGCCTTTTTCCCCTTCTGTCATGGTTTACTCCCAAAGATTGATAGTTTCAGTTACGGGTGAAGACGGCACATCGGGCAGGTCAATTGCCGTTCCATGCGGCAGAATGACGCCCAGCTCAGACAGGCCGGGATTAGCCTGCAGCACAGTTTCAACAACGCCCTCAGTGCGCCCGTAATACCGGGCGCAAATCACGTCGAGGGTGTCGCCCTGCATCGACCTGACCTTCATCAGAGCTGGCCCACGATGCAGCGCGGTTTGTCCTGCAGACGCGCGACCGACCAGCGCATATCCCGCCACAGGTCATCAATGGTGGTTTCGACGTTGTCGGCTTTTTTGTCACCCTTGCCGGTGGCTTCAACACCGCGATAGCGCTCATACAGGGTGGCGGTTGCCATCGCCGTTACGGCTCTCAGATAGTGGAAAATACGCACATTCTCGCCATCGATTTCCTCAGCAGGCACGTCGGCCAGATGCTTAAACCCGGCGGCAGTCTGGCGCAGCCGGTAGTCGTAAAGCTCCGCATTGGTTTCCGCCATGCCAGTTCTGATGGCATGGCGCAGGCGCGCATCGGAAACCGTCTGTTCAAGCCGCATCAGCTCGCGCACACGCTTCGGATCCACATCAGGGAAAAAGAACGTGTTTTTAATTACTGCATCGCCCGTCTCCGGTACGGGAATCACCACGCCCGGTACGTCCTGCGGTTCGTCGGGCTGGTTCAGAATCACTGTCGTCATGACAACCTCATCAGGTTGGGCGGTGGACGCCGGTCGCCGTCAGGGTCAAAACCCGCTTTGACCAGCGTGCCGCCCGGCTCGGGGAGCGTTCAGTTAACCGGCGGTTTTTACCGCCTTTGGTGGACGCCCGCGCTTTGCTGCCGGTTTGGCGACAGGTTTGCGCGTGCGCGGTTTAGTCGTTTTACGGGGTGGTGCCTCCGCTTTTGGCTTCAGTGCGCGTTCCAGCCGCTCAATCTCTTTGCGCACACCGGCATTGCGGTCGAGCTGCATCGCACGTTGAAACTGAGCCAGTGCCTCAGCATTCTGACCGATATCGCGCAGGGTCAGGCCGGTCACCTTATGCAGACGGGCGCGCACCATATCGGGAACGTCAGCGCCGTCGGTCAGGCTGAGGGTGGTCAGCAGTAATGCGAGGTCGACAGGCTCACCGGCATCGCGCAGGCGCAGTGCGGCAAGCGCCACCTCCTCAACCAGCATGTAAGGCGTCGTGCGGCGATGGTCAGTGGTGAGGCCGTATTTCAGCGCATAGGGCGCAATTTCCAGCGCGCCAGCGATATCACCGGCATCAAGACGCCACAGCATGACGGTCATGACAATGTCATCCTGCGCACCGCGACCATCAGCCAGCACACCGGCGACCCACGGCGCATAGAACGGCAGCAGCTCGCGCTTTTTCTCGGCTTTACGTTCGTTTGAACGGATGTTTTTTAACGTGCGGCGGTCATCGGCCAGCTTAACCAGCATCTGCTCATAGGCGGTTGCATGGCGCAGTGGGGCTTGCTCCCGCTGCGCGGCTTGAGAGGCCGAGACCCGCATCATGTGACGCTGTGCGGGGCTCGTCATGGTTTAGACTCCGCTTTCCGGTGCTGCAGGTGCGGTGAAATCGCCCAGGGTGATGTTTTCCAGCAGGCACCCGGCGGCATACGCCTCGACCACATAGTCGATATTCATCGACTCGTAGTTTTCCACGCGGTCACGCTTGGGGTTTTCGATGACTGAACGCCGATGACCATCATCCATGAAGTAGATTGAGAGATTTTCCATCGTGGTCACCAGTACAGCATTCGCAGGGAAGTACGGCACGCGCACGGCAGGCAGGTTGCCGATGCGTTTCTGGCTGATGATGGTATCCGCAGCGAGCGACTCGCTGTTTTCCTGCTGCTTGTTAACCAGCGGGAAATATTTATCGGCCAGCAGCTTACGGCCAACGATGGCAACCAGTTTGGTTGAGTCCTGATAAACCTCATCAATCAGGGTACCTGTCGCATCCATTACCAACGCGTCAAGATTCTCATAGTCGCCGTTTTTACCGACACGAATCACATCGGAAACGACTTGACCCTCATCGTCGGTGATTTTACTCATCACGCGCGCCGGTGCTTCGTTACGGTACTTCTGCAGCCAGCCGACCGCTACATCCTGCAACATTGGATTAGTTTTGCGATTCGAGGTCGGCGCACGATGAGTACCGTTAAATCCGGCCATGATGAAATCCAGTGCCTGACGCTGGATAATCGCGTCACGGATGCGGCGCTGGAAGTCCTGAAAACGCGCCCACAGGTCGAGCGTCTTGTAGCGCAGGTGGAAGTCAAAGTTGACCTGGTTGCACTCGTACAAATTGGACTCAAGCGCGACAAAGTCAGCAGTTTCACGCTCATCGTCACCTGAGGTGTCGGTCGTGCTGGCAATAGTGCCATCCACACCCACACCGATTTTTTCACCTTTCAGCTCATCAACCGGAAAAATGTTAATCATCTGCAGAAATGCGGATGACGCCTGCACGGTGTTCATCAGCGTTTGCGTGACGGACGGCTCGACGGTGAATTTTTTGCTAACGTCATCAACGCTGATGCCGTTCAGTTTGGCGAGCTGGGTCAGATAGGCATTGAACTTAAAACGGGTTTCCTGACGCATAGTATTTCCTGTTTGAATTAATCGGTTAGTCACAGCATCGGGCGGGATTGCCGCCCGGTTCCAATCTGCGGTTTATCAGCAGTCGGTCAGCAGCTCGTCGCCACCGCCGCCGCTGGCTTTCGTGCGTCGCGGCTGGCTGAAACTTTCGGTTTTGTCGAGGGTGGTTTTCAGGGCGGAAAATGCCTGGCTGGTTTCTTCAACCTTGCCGGTCAGTTCCTGTTTAAAGGTGGCTAGCGCGGTTTCCATATCGGAAAGACGCTTATCCTGCGCAGTGAGACTGGTCTGCACATGTTCGCTGACGGCGGTCACCGCCTCATGCACATCACTCATGCGCGCATCGTCGCTGACCTGCTTACGGCTGAAAATGGCTTTCACCTTATCGGCCAGGCTGTTAAGCACTGTGTCGGGAACATCTTCAAATTCCAGTTCGGCCAGCGTGGCGACTGAAAAGACATTTTCAGGACTGGCCTTAAAGCGCTGCAGCGGGTTGTGCTTCGCCTTACGGCAGAATTCGAGGTATTCAGTGCCGAGGCTCGCAGGGTCATCAGTGACCGCAAGGCCGACAAGATAGCATTTGCCGGTGTTACCAAAATTCGGCTGAATTTCCATAGAGGTATAGACCTTCTGCGCGGCTTTATTCATCGCGATAAGGTCATCGGTTGGGGTGATTCTGGCGAACAACGCCCATTTGCCATTCAGCGCAGAATCGTCGTCAATCTTTTCGGCTTTCAGCTCAACCACATCGCCATAACGTTTAAACATGCCGTCGGGCAAAAGGCCGCGAATGTGTTCAAGGTTGATACGGCAACCGTAGACGCGCGGGTCATAGGTTTCGGCCATTTCCTGAATATCGCTGGCGCTGATAATGCGCCCGTCGCAGGTATCACCCTCGACGCCGATGCGAAAGAATTTTGAGACTTTTTTTGCCATTGTCAGGAGTCCTGAGGTTGGGGTTACGGGTCAACGCCAGTTTCCAGTCTCAGGACTCGCCAGACCACCAATGACGACTGGATAACCTCCCACACAACAGCACCTTAGCGAATCACTGACGGCCATTAAGTAGCCTTGCCCTGAATCCACTACGGCGAGGCATCAATGACCATTTCCACCGATACAACCTTATTGCATGACCCGCGACGACAGGCATCGCTGCTTTACTGGCAGGGCTTTTCCGTGCCACAGATTGCCGAAATGCTGCAGGTCAAGCGCCCGACCGTGCAGAGCTGGAAACAGCGCGACGGCTGGGACGGCATCGCACCGATTTCCCGTGTCGAAAGCAGCCTTGAGGCGCGCCTGATTCAGCTCATCGCCAAGCCGCAAAAGTCAGGCGGCGACTTCAAAGAGATTGACCTGCTCGGGCGGCAGATTGAGCGACTGGCGCGCGTCAACCGCTACAGCCAGACCGGCAACGAGGCCGACCTTAACCCCAACGTTGCCAACCGTAACAAGGGGGAGCGTAAGAGGCCGAAAAAGAACTTTTTCAGCGATGAGGCTGTCGCAAAGCTGGAAGAAATTTTCTTCGACCAGTCTTTCGAATACCAGTTGCAGTGGTACCGGGCAGGACTGGCGCACCGTATTCGCGATATTCTCAAATCCCGCCAGATTGGCGCGACGTTCTACTTTTCCCGCGAGGCACTGCTGCGCGCGCTCAAGACCGGCCATAACCAGATTTTTCTGTCGGCCAGTAAAACGCAGGCTTACGTGTTCCGGGAATACATCATCCAGTTTGCGCGACTGGTTGACGTCGACCTGACCGGCGACCCGATTGTCATCGGCAACAACGGCGCAAAGCTGATTTTTCTCGGCACCAATTCCAACACCGCACAGAGCCATAACGGCGACCTGTATGTCGATGAAATATTCTGGATCCCGAATTTTCAGAAGCTGCGCAAAGTCGCATCGGGCATGGCCTCGCAAAAGCATCTGCGCTCAACTTACTTTTCGACACCTTCCACGCTGGCGCACGGCGCTTACCCCTTCTGGTCTGGCGAGCTGTTCAACAAGGGGCGCGCCAGTGCCGCTGACCGCATCGAAATCGACATCAGTCACAGCGCGCTCGCCGGTGGGCTTCTTTGCGCTGACGGACAGTGGCGGCAGATTGTCACTATTGAGGACGCCCTTGCCGGTGGCTGCACCCTGTTCGACCTCGACCAGCTCAGACGCGAAAACAGTGATGAGGACTTTAAGAACCTGTTTATGTGCGAGTTTGTCGACGATAAGGCATCGGTATTCCCGTTCGAGGAGCTGCAGCGCTGCATGGTCGACGTGATGGAAACATGGGAGGACTTCGCCCCGTTCGCCGACCATCCATTCGGCTCGCGACCGGTCTGGATTGGCTACGACCCGTCCCACACCGGCGACAGTGCCGGATGTGTCGTACTCGCGCCGCCGGTGGTTTCGGGTGGCAAGTTTCGCATGCTGGAGCGTCACCAGTGGAAAGGCATGGACTTTGCCGCGCAGGCAGAAGGCATCCGCAGGCTCACTGAGAAATACAACGTCGAATACATCGGCATTGACGCAACAGGCCTCGGTCTCGGCGTATTCCAGTTGGTGCGCTCATTCTACCCGGCGGCACGCGGTATCCGTTACACGCCAGAAATGAAAACCGCAATGGTGCTCAAGGCGAAAGACACGATTCGCCGTGGCTGTCTGGAGTACGACGCCGGAGCAACTGATGTCACACAGTCGTTTATGTCCATCCGCAAAACCATGACCAGCAGCGGGCGCAGCGCCACCTATGAGGCCAGCCGCACCGAGGAAGCCAGTCACGCTGATATCGCATGGGCTACCATGCACGCCCTGTTAAACGAACCGCTTTCTGCCGGTAGCGGCATGCAGCCTAAATCTATTCTGGAGTTCAACTAATGGGTAAGCAAAAATCCCGTAAAGCCGCCGCGCAGAAAGCCCGCGCACCACAGCAACTAAAAGCCAGCGCACCGCAAAAAATGGAAGCGTTCACCTTCGGTGAGCCGGTGCCGGTACTCGATAAGCGCGACATTCTGGATTACGTCGAGTGCATCAGTAACGGCAAATGGTACGAGCCGCCGGTCAGCTTCTCCGGGCTGGCAAAAAGCCTGCGCTCTGCAGTGCATCACAGCTCACCGATTTACGTTAAACGCAACGTGCTCGCGAGCACCTACATTCCGCACCCGCTGCTGTCCCGTCAGGATTTCAGCCGCTTTGCGCTCGACTATCTGGTATTCGGTAACGCCTTTCTTGAGCAGCGCCACAGCGTCACCGGACAGTTAATAAAACTGCTGACTTCACCGGCAAAATACACCCGACGCGGGGTCGATGACTCGGTTTTCTGGTTTGTGGAAAACTTCACTCAGCCGCATGAATTCGCACCCGATACCGTGTTCCACCTGCTGGAGCCTGATATTAATCAGGAGATTTACGGCCTGCCTGAATATCTCAGCGCACTTAATTCCGCCTGGCTGAATGAATCCGCAACGCTGTTCCGCCGCAAGTATTACCAGAACGGCGCGCACGCAGGTTACATCATGTATGTGACTGACCCGGCGCAAAGCGCGACTGACGTCGAATCGCTGCGCGATGCAATGCGTAACTCTAAAGGGCTCGGCAACTTTAAAAACCTGTTTTTCTACTCACCGAACGGGAAACCGGACGGCATAAAAATCGTGCCATTGAGCGAAGTCGCCACAAAGGATGACTTTTTCAACATCAAGAAAGCCAGCGCCGCTGACCTCATGGATGCGCACCGCGTACCGTTCCAGCTCATGGGCGGCAAGCCTGAGAATATCGGCTCAATGGGTGATGTTGAGAAGGTGGCAAAGGTCTTTGTGCGTAACGAGTTATCACCCTTACAGGACAGATTCAGGGAGGTAAACGACTGGCTCGGCATGGAGGTCATCAGGTTCAAAGAGTACACCCTCGACAACCCGGAATAACTTAGGTCAGCTTAATCTCTGCGCTCATCATTGAAGATACAATCTGCGAAAGCTATAGTGCATCAGATATCAAAATAATGGATGCGGAGATTAATATTTTGGAAACTAATTTTGAAATAACCCTGGAAGGTTTCGCTACTGAAGAAGAAGCAAATAATATCGGTAGGTTCACGCTAGAAGCCATCCGGGCTTTAAATAACAATCTCAACCTTGAAATCTCAAAATTAAAATGCATTGTTATTTCCTATAACTTTAGCGAAGCCCTTCAAAAGATAACATCCACTTACCAACACAAATCTCCTAGTTCATACACCAATAGCAAACAGGGTGCAGCCGTCGGACAATTAGTATCAAAAATTGGCAATGATGGGCTATGTGAAGAATATACCCTTGTACTATCTATTGAATTTTTTGCTGAGCTTTTCAATGATGGAAGCTTCTTAAAATTGAACGAAGAAGGATACCGCGCAGTCATCCATCGTATTCACCATGAATTAGTGCACGTACATGAAAAAAACTTACTAACATGCTTAGCCCAAAACTTTACGGTCAACGAGTATGGCAGCGCGCTTCTTATCTCAGCCACGCGTGCATGGTCTGAATATCTCGCTAATTACATGTCTTCAGGGTCAGCCCCTCAAGAGACTATCGATTTATTTCTAGAGAATCTTGATACCGTTGTAAATGAAGTATCTGACGAGATTGGAAAACTCATCTGGGACTATAAATGCTATAATACGCCTCTGAGTGAAATGTATCTCGAAGTAAAAAAACGCATCAGGCTTATCATCAACTCTTATGCTTATGCGATGGGTTATGTCCACTCTCTAAATATCAATATTAAAGAATACGATCCAAAGCTATCCCTTACACTATCCAACTCAAAGATAAGATATCAATTATCAGAATTAGGCATTGCTTTTCAGAATCTTTATGGCAAGTTTAATGACCAGCACATTACAGGTTTTGATGATTATCGGGAAATAACAATAGTCATTAGTGAAATATTCAAGCAGTTTGGGCTTGTTTTAGAGTGTCCCGATTGGTCTAGTGACTGTGAACTCTACATACATGTAAATTAGTTTAATCATTGTAAAAACATTAGCAGTTTGAATCTCGCCATTCCTGTTAAGCCGCTGTCTCTAGGCGGCTTTTCCATGCACACCACCGTCACGCCTCAGACGCGCCACGCGCGCACAACCACCCCCGACCACCAACGAACCGACAGCGACCACGAAAGCGCCATCACGACGCGCTCAGACGATAATTTTTAATATTACGCACCACCGCTGGCGCGCAATGCTTTCCCCGCCACGCCTGCCCGCTTTATGGGGCGGTTTTAATGCAGTTGCATCAACACTCTGAAGCCGCGCCAGCGCTGGCGTCGTTCACTCACGACATGACAGGAAAAAACATGCAATTTGATGCTATTTAATGCGTTTTATATATCCATATCTTTACCAGACATTTCCTTATATTTCTCCCGTATTTTTATTTGTTTTTCATAGCTAGCTTTCATCACTCTCAACAACCCTTCAGGTATCCTTAGTTTGTATTGCTTCATTGATGTTTTAACCACAAAGAAACCACTCCGGAAAGTTGGACTCCCTTTGGTGCTCAGTTCATGATAGAACTTCATATTTGCCTGTTGTGCATCAGGATAAAAGGCAAATTTCCATATCTCACCTATTTGGTATAAAGAATACGGGATTGGTAGCCCATTGGCCTTTAGTTTATTTATATTTAAGTAACCATCCACCCCACTAATCTCTAAGCAAAACTCTTGTATATGCGCCGGAATACTCCGCATATTTTTCACTTCTACAACTGCACAATGATTTTCATTATTATCGCTCGGGTAAGATTTATAGGATAAGGTTAATTTTTCAATATTATTTTGTGATGATTGATATGTCGCATACAGTGAAATGATTACTGCGAATGATGTTGCAATTCCTGAAACCCATCCGCCTAACATAGTTAAATAAGCAACAGCATCTTTATGCTCTGGTTTCGACCATTCAGCCTGAATAGAACCTAGCCATAACCCTAGAACAAAAATACAAACACCGACAAGTACAAATGTAATCACTTTCCAAAGCATTTTTTGACCTCAGTTTAATTTAGTCTAACGCCTCGCGTAGCTCGTTGTTCAACCCCGCCAGCCCTGAAAGCAAGTTTCAGCACCGGCGGCGTTTGTCACAATACTGGTTAATTGTCGAGTATCGAAACGACCTCGCCCGTTCGCACATCAACGCGCGCCGCTACGGTCTGCTTGACCACGCCACCATAAGCATTAGTGCCGCGAAACGTTGTTTTTACAACGGCATGCGGGTCTTTATTCAAAATCAGATGGTAGACCGTTGAAACATGCTTATAAGAGGAATCATCATTCATGCTGGCTTTTATCAGCTTCTCTAACGGGCGATAAGAGCCATCCCAACCACTAAAATTACCCTGAAATGCGTCAAGGTTGATTTTATTATTTAGGGACTGTGGATCCTTCTCGAAGTCGTTAAAACACCACTCCAACACATCACCGAGCTTTAACGCATCATCTTTCGTAAAAGTGTACTCACTCATACAGGCATAAAAAGCATCAGCAGAGCTTACCGGTACACCTTTGAAGCCAACATAACCTTTAACGATATCGTGCCGGGTTTCTTTTGGCTCATTGCGATATTCTTTGAGGGTCTTATCTGCGTACTCAAAGGTTGGCGTAGTCGGTTCCGCTTTAACCTCCGGCACGTCAGCTTTTGCCACAGTCTGACTTTTTTCAGTCGGCCATAAGATTGAGCCAATAACACCCAGCGCCAGACAGCCACCGAGATAAACCGCACTGGAGCGCTTACGGTTCGGCATTCGAACCAGCGACGGCTTGATTAACCCCACAATAAAAGCAATAAAGAGAGCCAGAGATAAAAATGCTATTACGGTATCCATGATTTTCCTTTGTGTGTAATCCCCATACAAAACAACCCCATGCTATCAAACATGGGGTCGAGGGTTGCACATTTTTCAGGGATTAACGCCAACTCTCATCTTCCCACACTTCCTTAAGGATGCTATCCAGCGCTTCGCGGTCTGAATCTTTATCGAATCCCATCAGCTCGACACCGGTCATGGCTCCCTTTTTAACAGTAACGCGCGTTGAGGGGAAAACAGACTGTATTCGCTTGGTCAATTCGCATTGAAAAGCATCAATCACCGGCTGGCCTATTTTTTGGTCTTTGTCCAATGTGATATTTACTTTCACCTTGCCCTCATTTGCAAAGGTTCCATCAACAGGTGGCGCGGAAAAAACAACAGAAAAATTATTATTTTTCATTAGGTTGCCTCTTGCTATCTCCGCGATTAAATTCAATGCAATTTCACGATCTCTTTCCTTACAAGTACCTTCAGCAGTCAGACGCGCAATCATTTCGACCCGCTCAATCATAACGTGCTCATTTAGCTCTCTATCCACACAACCTCCATTACGAGATACTGTATATGCATACAGTAACACGTAATAACAAAAAGTGTGAAGAAAAAATCACAGTTAAACACACTGTATGTACATGATATGGATGAATATTAACGATTATATTTTCGTTGCTAGTTCAGCTAAAGCCGCAACACGATTGAGGATTATCCTAGCCTTAGCCTGATACGATGGTGCTGCGGTAAATATTTCTCCCTTGGCCGTTCCTCTCAACCATTTACCGTTAAAGCAACTTTTACCACCGGCCATCAGGTGCAGGGCTTCGCCCCGACTGATTGTGATGCCGGTAGTCAGATGTATCTCGTCGATAGTTTTCGCTATAGCTGCGTTTTGCTCATCCGTTCCGTGGATAAATTTTCGCCGTATTGCTGGCTTTTGCTTCCTGAGTCGGTTTGTCAGCTCTCGTTTTTCACGTCGACTTAGGGGTTTAGATAAATCGAGTTCCGGTGGATCGCTTTCGCTTCCCGTACAGTTATTGACAGAACTCCGAGAGGGCGCAGGAGCGCCCTTAACGTCAACGGCCAAATCAACGGCACGCTTCGGCACAATTTTCCACTGCGTTAGCCGGGTTAAAATCGGAGTGCCAGCACCAATAGCGGAATCGTATACGCCACGAATGCAGACGGTTTCCTCACCATACTGATTAAACTCGGTGCGCGGTTCATACAGTGTGCGCACCTGCAAATCATCGCGACGGACAAACGGCCCACCCTGCGCATTAACGTAACCAGCCCAGTCACCGGCGTCAGCGGCATCATGGACGGCGGCAAACTCAACGCTCAGACCGTGCGCGGCCTCGGTATCAGCGAGACGACGCAATTCACGGTAGACCGTCACCGGCGCACCGCCGATAAACTGAAACTGACGGATGTGCCAGCGCGCCGCCCATGCTGATACAGCGGGGGCTGTCTCTTTCAGCAGCTCACCGCTTTCGTCATCGATTTCACCATCGAGAGCATAACCGTCGATGTTTTTAGAAATGTATTTCGCGACATAGCCGGTAGCACTGCCTTTCTCCGGGTCGATAGCCTCAGCATAAAAGCGGGCTTTTTTAGCCTTATCACTTTTAAGTTCGTGGCGGTCTTCCTCCCATGCATAATCGCGGATGATGAGGCGCACGCGCTCGACGTCTTCTGGCAACATGAACATAAGCATGTGCCAATGCGGCGTTCCGTCGTGATGAGGCTCGGCAACACGTATGCCGAAAATGCGAATTTCTTCCCGATGTAGCTTGGCACGAATGCGCGCCCAAAGGCCGGCTAGGTAGCTCTGCGTGTCCGACGGGCTGGCGCCGTTCCATTTGCTGTTACGGTATCCCGCTTTAGTCGTGGCATGATATTTAGACGGTGCGGTCAGGGTGTAAAACTCCCCGACGTATCCGAGTTCATTGCAGATATTTTCAAACCCACGGATGCGGGTCATCAGCTCGCAGCGGCGTATCGCAGGGTTAGCGACCGAGCCGTCAAATTTTTCAATCAGGCTGATACGGTTGCCGTCTTCGTCTTCGAGATCCAGACCTTTGAGAAATTCACGAGTGCGGCGCTTTTGTTCACGCCAGTCAGTCACGCAGTTTTTACTCGCATAGGCATGCTTTTTCTTACTGACGTTACCGACAGTAATTTGCAGATGTTCGCGCCATGCAGCCGCAATGCGACGCAGACGACCACGCCACCACACATCGTTAAACATGCGAGCGATGGCCGGGGCGATTTCATCTTCTCCGACATATTTCTTTGTCACTCGCTCCCAATGCGGAGGGGTAACATTGAATTGCAGAGAAATAAAACCGGCGCGCATGTACCAGGTGTACAGCGTTTTAAGCTCGCTAAATCCGGTGTCATCAATGTCAGCCAGTTCAGCACGAATGAAATTAGCGATATCAGCAGCCAGTAGGTCAATATCGGCGCGCGACATATCCGGGAGGCGGTTATATCTGGCTACCATATTGACCATGCGTGATGCCAGATATTGCATAAGCTTGGTATCAAAATGGCCACCGAAAACAGCGGTTGATACATTGCTGTTGATGCCAACGCACTCGTATTTTTTTGCTACCAGTTCAAGACGTGGCAATGCCTTTTTGCAGAAGCTGATTAAAAAGTCATTGGCTCGTTGACTGCCCTGATTTTGTGCCAGCACTGCAGCGGTGCGATAAACATCAAATCGCACGCACTCTGGCTGGAGAGAAAGCACCTTTCTCGCATGCAGCAAAGCCGCGAACATACGGTCGCGGCGATACTGTTGGTCATAGGTAAGATATGGGCTGGCTATTGCCTGTTTTGGAAAATTCCATACAAAGGCATAATCAATCTCACCCGTAGCCTTTGCTGAGACAGGAGTGTCTATGACTTTATTCACTGAAGAAGATCCCACCCAACGCCGCTATGTTGATTTGATTACAGAGGTGACAGCTTTCGAAGCTACGAAAGAACCAATGAAGATCATTTCCGCATCCGACATGCTGGGCATTTGCGATGCTTTTCTTTCTGAGACTCAATGCCACATAGCAGACCGGCTACCTCTTTCAATAGCTGGTCGGCATGAGCTAGGTCGGAAAATTGAGTGGAATTGTCCACATAGCTGGAAACCACGCGAAGAATGGTCAATACATGTTCGGCACGCCTTACAAATTTTAAATCGACGTTATTTGGATACCCCAGTATCTCAACTGGATGACTGGCAGACCTGGGAAGAACTATCGACAGATATTCATGTGTCGGCTCGCTGTACTCGGCGGACTGTTGAGTTTTATCGCTCTGGCAATCCCCAGCATTTACCGATGTCGACTGAGCTTTTTGCTGTTCCCGAAGTTTTTTCAAAATTTGTAGCTTCGATTCTTTCGGGTGATATTCACCCTGTTTGGATGTGGCATGCTGACGCAGCCAAAACGCCGCGATGCCTCGATGGGCTTTATCCCAAATACGCGCCGCTTTCTTGAGCTGGCTTAGTGGTCTGGTAGTCATATCGCACCCCGATAGTGTTTTAATTTAAGTTCGGCGATTTGCTGGCAGGTCACGCAAAAAGCCACGCCCGGAATCGCAGCGCGGCGAGCTTCCGGGATTGGTGCATCACATTCTTCGCAAAGAAAACGGGAAGGCGCAGCGATACGGCTGCGCGCGTTGCTGATGTAGCGCTCGCGGTCTTCCTGCTCGCGCTTTTGTGCTAAATCCATTGCGTCGGCCATTAGTGCAGCTCCTGTGATTCATTCTCAAAGCTGGTTGCTTCACGACGCAGCAGTTCGGCAGCTTCGGTGCAGCTCATACCCTCTTTGGTGATATGGATAGCCAGCGCCTCAAGGCGGATGGAAACAGCGAGCGCGCGGTCTTTACGCTCTTCTTTTTTTGCATCGGTCAGCAATACGGCCAGCGCATCACTATCAGTGTTAAAACTACGGATTTCGGTATTACGCATAATTGATTCTCCTGATTTCGGGCAATAAGAAGCCCGGCGGGTTTACGCCAGATAATTTCTTTTGTTTAATTAGCTATAACCAAATACGACGGCTGGTTTACTTTTCAATTGGCTGATAATTTCAGCTTTCAGGCTATCTTTAAACTGCTTGCAGCACTCCCATTCCGGGTCAACTCGTAAAATTATCCCATCGCGGGTTTTAATTTCAAAACCGTCTTCCATGTTCGGAATCATGGCACCTAAAACAATCCTTAATTCATCGCGTGACATGTTTAACCCCTTTAATAATAAAGTGGACAATACGAATAATTAAAAAACCTGACGATTTCGGCGGCTTTGTTTTCAGCCCTTTTAATAATTCGGACTGTGAGTGGCTCGGGTGCCAGCGCTTGCCGTCCTTACCTGTGATCCAGCCGTGGCCGTAGTGCATGCCGGGGCTTTGCTTGACGAGCAGAGACGCGAATGACGGTTCACCTTTCAGCATACGCACCTCAAATAAGCCCGAACGATGCGCCAATACCGCTCATGGTATCGACCACGCTCGACATAGCGGGATTAGTCTGCAGACGCGCATGCAGCGTCAGGGCCGATAATGACAACATGCGAATGCCAGCATTAACGCTTTCAATCATGTTGTGCTTACGGGCAGAGGTCAGACGTTCATCAGATACCGCACCGCTTGCCAGTTCGCCGAGTTCACGCATTGCGCGCATGACATAAGACTGCAATTTATCTTTAGCCAGCTCATTAACCGGCACGCATGGCAGGCAATGAATCTGCGCCAGAAAACCATCAACAAGGGTTGAGTCTTCGGTCAGGTCAGTCAGCAGCCACAATTCAGGCGGCGTAAACTGGTGAGGCTGTTCCGGGTTGAGCTTGTTACGTAACGTTTGAACGTTCATACCTGCACGCTCGGCCAGCTTCGCCATGTTGTGACGCTGCGCAAAAGCCCGGCACGCTTCGTCATAGTGGGGATGTTTGGAAACCTGAAAATCAAACATGTTGCATCCTTCCAATTCACATAAAGTGAATTAAGCGCCGATGACGAGTTGAAAACGGGAATGACCCAACGCCTTACGCAACTGCTCTTCTTTCCAGCGTGCATAATAAATGCGAATCGGGCCACCTGCTTTCTTACAACCTTTCCGGATGGTACGTGGTTCGATTGGTACACAAGGGTTGTCGCCGGTTGTCCAGCGGTAGGCGGTGCGTTCAGAAACACCCTCAAGCTCTGCGAATTGTTGCAGAGTAACGATAGGTGCAGGCACTTTGATGATTGCGATTTCAGAAGCCATATTGCATGATTCCTTATTTGAAAATTTCTGACAGTGATTGCCAAAGTTTTGTCGACGCTTGCCATCAACTGCCACCAACAATCGAATCCTAATGCGATTATTAGCATTGGTCAACATGAGAATGCGATTTATGGACTTTGAAAGCCAAATATCAAACGAGGAAGTTTTAGACAGAATCTGTCAGGTCTACGGATTCACGCAGAAAATCCAGCTCGCTAATCATTTCAATATCGCAGCCAGCACGCTGCAAAACCGCTATACGCGGGACAACGTCTCCTATGATTTCGCTGCATTCTGCGCCCTTGAGACGGGCGTAAATATCCAATGGATCCTGACAGGGAAAGGCCCACAAAAATCAGATGAAAACTCAAAATCGTCTTACGAACTCCAGTCATTCACATTAAGTGAAGGTAGACTCACTAAAACTGGAATTTTGAATATCGATCCCGAGCTTTTCGAAAAGCCTTTGAAAAGTGCCATTTGTGTTAGAAGCGAGAACAAAAGCTACATCGCTGAGAAAGATGCACCTTTAGCTGACGGCTTCTGGATTGTTGATGTTGAGGGCGCAATCAGCCTCCGTGAGTTAACGGTTCTACCCGGTAAAAGGTTGCATGTGGCAGGTGGCAAAGTACCGTTTGAATGCGGGATTGATGAGATAAAAACGATTGGCCGTGTAGTGGGTGTATACAGCGAGGTTAATTGATGACTGTCCGTAAAAATCCGGCTGGCGGTTGGATTTGTGAGCTCTACCCAAACGGTGCAAAAGGCAAACGTATCAGAAAGAAATTCGCTACTAAGGGCGAGGCTCTGGCGTTTGAACAGCACACCGTTCAAAACCCGTGGCAGGAAGAAAAGGAAGACAGGCGCACGTTAAAAGAGCTGGTTGATTCATGGTATAGAGCTCATGGCATTACACTGAAAGACGGCTTGAAACGCCAGTTAGCCATGCACCATGCTTTTGAGTGTATGGGCGAACCACTCGCACGCGATTTCGATGCGCAGATGTTTTCCCGCTACCGAGAAAAACGGTTAAAAGGTGAGTATGCCCGTTCAAACAGAGTGAAAGAGGTATCACCTCGCACGCTTAATCTTGAGCTGGCCTACTTCCGGGCAGTGTTCAATGAGCTAAACCGCCTCGGAGAATGGAAGGGTGAAAACCCATTGAAAAATATGCGCCCATTCCGCACAGAAGAAATGGAAATGGCCTGGCTAACTCACGACCAAATTTCGCAACTGCTCGGAGAGTGTAATCGGCACGACCACCCTGATTTAGAAACCGTGGTAAGAATCTGTCTCGCCACTGGCGCACGGTGGTCTGAGGCCGAGAGCCTGAAAAAAAGCCAGCTCGCAAAATACAAAATCACATACACCAACACGAAAGGCAGAAAAAACCGCACCGTCCCAATCAGCAAAGAGCTCTATGAGTCTCTGCCTGATGATAAAAAAGGCCGGTTGTTTAGCGATTGTTATGGCGCGTTCCGATCAGCTCTGGAAAGAACAGGCATTGAACTACCGGCAGGACAGCTTACCCACGTTTTGCGCCATACCTTCGCCAGCCACTTTATGATGAATGGCGGTAATATTCTGGTCTTGCAACGCGTGCTCGGCCATACCGACATCAAAATGACGATGCGATATGCGCACTTCGCGCCAGACCATTTAGAAGATGCGGTTAAACTGAACCCTTTGAATGATGCAATCAACTCTTTTAAAAGTAAGCTTAAAAGTTAGAGGTTTAAAATGATAATTGGATTGTTTTTAAGATATTTTAAGACATACGGCGGAAATAACTATATTCCTTTATCAAGTGGAAGTAACTTCTGCGGTTTGATAGGAAACAATGGTATTGGAAAAAGCTCCGTTTTAGAGTCTTTAGATTCTTTCTTTAACAGCAAAAACTGGAATTTAAATACTGGTTTTAAAAAGGCATCTACAGGGACATTGTCACCTAATATAGTTCCTGTATTCATGATTAGAAAAGAAGAAATCCCAGAGCGTCACCAAGAGGCAGCGCAGTGGCTTACTCAGTTATCACTCAGTTTTGATGAGCGTAGTACTGGCGTTCCAATGACACCAACAACAAGGCCGCCAATCATTTCATTTATCGAGCATATAAAAAAAGTCGTTAGGAATAACGATATTAATAAATATTATATTCTGCCGTTAGGTTGCGACATTTCAGGTACAGTTAACCTTTCAATATTAAACTGTAAGTTACTTACTGAAATTATAAATCCACCAGCTGAAGAAATAGAAAACAATAAATTATCCAATCCTTCGTTAATTGATCATTTTCAAGGTCTCCTTGCATACTTAAAAGATAAGTATGAATACATCTATATACCAAAAGATATTGACCCAGAGACTTTTACCAAGCTAGAAACAAACGAAATTCAAAAACTGATGGGTGAGAGTTTAGAGCAAATTATTAGAGAAAAAATCCCAAATGAAACCATAACAAAAATAAATAATGGGTTAAATTCCTTTATTACACAAATTGAAAATGAACTTGAAATTTATAGCTATAGAACATCAGGTGATCGTCAACAGAATCTCAAGAGAAGAGATATATATAAACTCATCATTGATGCCTATTTCAGGATTAGAAAACTGAATAAAAGGGATTCAAGCTCTTGGATTGAAATTAACTCATTAAGTTCAGGGGAAAAACAAAAGGCGATTATTGATATAGCTCATGGTTTTCTTACGAATCATAGAGAAAATGGAGATCATTTACTAATAGCAATTGACGAACCTGAGTGCTCACTTCATATGTCGGCATGTTTCGAACAATTTGAAAATTTATATAATATAAGTAAAAATTGTTGTCAGCTAGTATTCACCACACATTGGTATGGGTATCTTCCCACGGTTGAAGATGGTTGCTCAACTTCAATTATAAAAGAGAATCAAACACATCATTTCACCTTATATGACTTAGCTGGTTATCGTGAAGAAATTAAAAAGAAAACTAAGGAAAACAGTAATAAAATCCCATACGACATTCGATTGAAAAGCACAAACGATCTGATACAATCAATAATATCCAGCACCTTAGCTGAAGCCCCTTATAATTGGTTGATTTGTGAGGGTTCAACCGAAAAACTTTATCTCGGTTATTACTTGCGGGATTTAGTAGCCACAAAAAGATTAAGAATTGTTCCTGTTGGGGGGGCTAAAGAGGTTAAAAAGATTTTCCAACTATTAGAAGCCAGTCATGATGATCTTAGAAAAGACATTAATGGAAAAGTTTTTTTATTGTCAGATACTGACCGCGAACTGGTAAATTATCATGTGAATAACATTGAAAAGATAAAATGCAAACGCATTATCAACGACCCAACAACTAATGATACTATTTTAGTTGATATTCACTCAAATAAAGTTTCTCCTCCTACAGAAATAGAAAATTGCCTGAATGGCTTTACTTTCGTACGTACAGTAAAAGATTTCATACACAAATACCCTGAGTTCGAATATCTAGATGAACTTCTGGAAGGAAAAACGATAGATGATACTAACTTAAATTCTTTTTACACCATGGACTTACGTCCACGTGAAGAAGTCATTCTAGATCGTTTTTTCAATACTGATGGCATTAAATACTCATTCGCAAAGAGATACATTCATATTGATCAATATTTAAATGAAAAAACTGGAACCGTTACTCCTACACCAGCTTGGATTGAAGAGATAAAACGTTTCTTCGAATAACATATTCCTCCCCTTATTCATAACTGGATAGGGGGTCACACTGCTCCTACTCATTCCAGCCATGCATGTAACAAGATTTAGCACCTCCTTGTTTGATGGCGATAAAATGGCGGTAGAAATGGCGAATCATGGATAATCATTGGCAAACACTGGCAATCTATGTCAATGATAAATAACACAACCTATTGATTTTCGGTTGTTACGGTAGGAACTCATAATCGCTTGGTCGCTGGTTCAAGTCCAGCAGGGGCCACCAAATTTTAGCTTTAAAATCATATAATTAAGCCACTCTATAGAGTGGCTTTTTTGATATTATCTTTGCGAATGTCGCAAATGTGTCGCACAAAAATGAACAGGCCTGCGGATAAGTGAAGTGTATCACTTCGGAAAGTGTCTCTCCGCTTGGTCTGGATTGACGGTGTGGACGTATTTAGCAATAGATTTTTTTTCATGCTTGTTACGTGATTTAGCAAAGGCTTGTATGAAGAGAACCATCCTTCCTGACTCAACTTTTAGATGTCGATGACCCAGTTCAAGATTGAAAACACTAATTTTTGTAGCTGGCTTTTGAGTTTTTACAATATTAATTTCATAGCGCGACTTTCTTAGCGCCTCGCAGAGTATCTCGAAATGCTGGTTTAAGGTGGCAAGATCCTTTGAAGAAAGAATGATATCGTCCATATAAACTGAAACTGTAACAATGCCTGACCTATAAAAAGAATCTATAACAGCCCCAGCGTAAGAGTTTTGTAAACAAAGAGTAGCTAGAACTGGAGATTGCGGATAGCCATACGGAACAGCAAATTTATGTCTAGCAGCATTTGGAAGTCGAACCGTTGAAAGCTTTGCGATATGCCTAGCCTTGTCATATGGTATAATTTTCTTTAGTTCACGAGTCACTCGGCTTTGCGATGTTGATTCAAAAAAGCATTTAATATCAATTAAACAGAAGAAATCATTACTTTTATGTAACTTAGCAGCTGCAACATGCCCGCCATTTCTCAAATGATAATAATAAAGTGGAAACCTCCAATTCCTTCTTAAATATTCATGCAGGGAGGAACCATATTTAATCATTTCTTCAGAAGGTATATGAACCCACTTTTTTTCTTTCAGAAGGAATTTATGCTTCCATGTTTCCATCTGGATGATTTATCCCAACTTAAGCAGTAATAGTTAAGGGCTACGTGAATGTAGCTGTATACTTTCTCAACGAAAGCGATTAACTCGTTGAGAAACTCGAGAGCTAATTTAACCCTCGCGAGCCACTTCACTAAGCCAAACAGACGTTTCTTCATGTTTGTTCCCTCTGCACTATCCTGACGCATCTTAGCGCAAGCGCATAGCCCAAACTAAATATCGAAAAACCAAGAACCCCTGAGAGTCCCAGTGAGTCCAGTGAGTCCCAGTAGAGTCCCAGTGAGTCCCAGTGAGTCCCAGTGAGTCCACATGTCGTATACGACGAATGTACAGAGTGGCCGGAAAGACCGGCTAACGTCAGGATCTCTAGGATACACTCAGCAGTCACACTTTCCTAGGTCTCAATCCAGTAACTAAAATTTCAGTTTTAAGAATTCTAGCCACTTGACTAGAAACTGCATAAACGCTCGTTTTGTCTCATAACGTAGAAAAACTTACATCGAAACAAACGATCCTTCCTTATCCGTTTAAAATCAATAAAACCCTTATGTTTCTGATAGATATCGATTTACCTTGATCGCCCACAGATCCATAAAACTGAAAAACAATGAAATTCCTTTCAATCTTTTCAGTTGGAGATCTCCCGCAAGCCGCCAGAACTGACACTGTCTGGCGGTCTGATTTGGAGGAAAAGAAAACTGAAAAATTTTTACGATCCAGAAACCGCAGGCGGGTGCGGTGTAGCGCCGTTTTTGTCTGCGAAAGATTTATTTTGTCAGCGTGTGGCGTCGTCAGCGTAACGTGACAGCACAGATCTTTTTGTGGTGTTGCGCGGTAGTGGTCAGATAAAAGAAGCGCTTAGAATGCGTCGGGTGAGGTCTGGGAATGGGCACAAAAAAGCCCGCATTATGCGCGGGCTGATGGGATGTTCAGGCGATGATGTTCTGGTACTTGCTCCGGGTCTGCCCGGCCTTCGCTGCCGTCTGGTTGAATGCGGCCGCGTTCGTCGGCGTACCGACACTGGGGTGTGAATGGCTCGCGCACTGCTGCGCCAGCTCTGCCAGTAAATCAATGGTGTCCAGCATCATGGTTAGCGTATTTACGCCCTCGCTACCGATATGCACGGTTGGCCCCATAATCTGCTGACCGCCCGCCGCCACGGATTTACGTAATGCGGCAATCTTTTCTGTCAGGGTTCCCCCCACATCAACATTCATGGCACCGGCCACTTTCGTGGACTGCTGCCCGGCGATTTCGGTTTCTTCATTTCCTGTAATACTGGCCAGCCGGTTTCCTTTTACCGCCTGGCTGAAGTCGCCAGCACTGACCTGCTGTATGGCTCCGGCCATCAGCGTGGCGGTACCCAGCACTGTGATTTTATCCGTGGCTTTCACCGTGGTTTCACGGCTGACCAGTTCGCGCCGTTCCGTGTCGGCTTTCACCGTCCGCGCCATCGATGTTTCACTGATGGTCTGATCCGTCTGGCGTACCCAGTCTCCTGCCTGTGTCACGCGTTGCGAGACTTCCGCCCGCTGCTGTTGCAGCTGTTCGCCGGGCTTAATGTCCGGCAGACTGGTGCCATCCGGCAGCGTCTGCCTGATAAAGGGCTTATCCGGCCTGCCGCCCGTAAACGCCACCTCTACCAGCGTTCCTTCCGGTGGAAACTGGAACATTCCCGAATCGTTACCGGCCATTGGCACCGGCAGCGGTACAGCGGAATATACCGGCGTCTGGTTGTCCGGGTTGCCGTCCGCGTCAAGCAGCTGCACGTCAACGGCGTACCGTGGCCGGAACGGGTCGGCAAAATTACCGCTTTTTACGGCCTCGCTGGGTGCCACCACCCTGGCCAGTTTGGGCAGGTGAAGACCTGAAGCCAGTTCCGGGTAATGGCTTTCTATCTGACGCTGCGCCGGTGTTTTCTGCAATGGTTGACCTGTGGCGCGGTTCCGTGGTGTCCACGTGATGGTCATTGTGTCATTCGCCAGATGAACTTTGGTCACGCGTTCCCCGTTCACGTCCACGCCCGGACGAAGACTCTGGATCACCGGCAATGTCATGGAATTACCGCCCGCCGTTCCCTGGCTGAACTCTGCCGGGATTTCTACCGGGCGTCCGGCAAACAGCGCCTTTTCTGCGCCGCCGACATACAGCGAACCATCCGGCAATGGATACCAGATGTAATCCGTGATACTGAATGCCCTGCCCAGGTTATTCAGCAGCTGGTATCCCGTCCCGTTATGGGTGAAATGGGGGATCGGTTTATCACTGTACGGCACATCCGGTACCGCAATGCTGATCCCGCTGTTTTCCTCCAGCCATCCGGCCACATCGCGCAGTGTGGGATGCTGAAATGAGCATGGCCACATCCGCTCAAACACGCCAGCCAGCTCGCGGACGAACAGACGCTGATAACCGTTTTCGGCAGGCTGTGAGCGCTCCACATAGCCGGTAAACCAGCGCAGAAGTAAACCGGAATACCCCACATCCAGCCGTACCAGTTTGCCGGTGTAGTCTGTGGTCGTCTGTGCCGTAATAAAGCCACGTCCACAGCTGTTCAGCTCCAGCACCAGACTGGCGTCAGCCAGGTGTATTTCATCCGTTGAAAGGTAAAGGCGTTTTACTGGTTTCATCATTAACCTAAAGCATCATTGACGGGCTTCAGCACCCTGCGTTCAAACCACGTCAGTTTTTCTTCATCCTCTCCGGCACTCTGGCCACCGGATTGTCCCGTACTGCTGGCCGTCTGTTTTTTTGCCGTTGTTTTACCGGTTGCCCTGGCTTCCCGCTTCTCCTGTACGCTGACATGTTCCGCCAGGGTGAACGTGACCAGCCAGGCCATTTTCCCGTCCTGCGGCGGTGCATCCAGCATTCCGCTGAAGGTGGCCTCACGAAAATTCACCGCTCTGGCCACCTCATGCGCAACGCGGTATTTCATGCGTTTCCCGTCTGCATCGGTGGCGCTGGCCAGTTCAAAAATACGCTTCAGGATCTCCGGGTTTTTAAAGGGGATTTCGCCGCTGATACGCAGCTCTTTGCCCTTTGCCCCCTGCTCTGATTTGGTGGTCGCGCTGGTCTGGCCGGACTGGTCTTTATCCTGAAACTGCTGGGAAACGGTCACGCGCATGTTTTTCAGCAGAATGGCCTCACCATTAAGCGCCAGTGTCGGGATCGACGTCATGAATCATGCCCCTTATTCCATCAAGATTTTTTCCGGCCAGCATGATTGCCGCAGTATAAACGGCTGAAGGCTGCGGAATATCCTTTACCAGCGCCAGAAGGGTGGCGGCGGTGTCGCCACTGGCCGTAAATACCCATGCCCTGGCGCTTTTCCCCTGCAAATCAGCAAGGCCACTGGCCACATCGTTAATCAGGCTGTCACGCAGTTGCGTAAATTCCCCCAGTTGTTGTTTCAGCCCGTCCAGGCTGAATCCGGCGCCAGCCGCTTTCTGCGCCTCACTGACAGCGGCAGCGGATAACGCTGCCCTGCTGGTCGGAACGGACAGCGGAATGGCAACCGGCAGTCCTGCCCCGACTTTCGCGGGGATCTGCATTTTCTCAGTAGCCAGTGTCGCCGCAGACTCAGCCAGACGTCTGACCTGGGTGAATGCGGGCGCGGGGAAAACATCCACCAGGCTGTTAAGCCCTTTCATGAAGTTTTCATGGGTCTGTCCCGTTACCATCATGATCACCACATCGGTATTGCCTCCCGTTCCGGCCAGCCTTTCCGCCAGATAATGGATTGCATTGACCGGACTCAGGTATGCCCCGTTATCGGTCTGCTGCCCCAGACCGTGAATCCACGGATGCGCCGGAACGACGGAACAATCCAGCGCAGCCAGAGAATCCGTAAAAGCCAGACGCGCTTCACGCCACATCCGGCACCTCCGGCCAGTCAGGGGAAGCTGTATCCACCCGGTTTACCATTACGCTGTAGAGTTCCCATGCTTTAAGCCGTTTCATCTCTTCATCTGTGGCAATTTTTAGTTTTACTGCCCGCACCAGTGGTGCAATAGCTGATTCAGCTTCAGCAAGGCGGCGAACTTTTTCAGCCTCCGCCTTTTTACTCAGCTCTTCCGGCGAATAAACCCGTTGAACGACTTTACCGTCTTTAAACTGCCAGCCGCCTGAAATATCAGCGCGACGGTTTTCATCCGTATCAGGCAACTCTGCAACGCTCTGGCCCGCAGGCCACAAACCGGAAATATCGCGCGTGATACACGTAATGACGTCATTATCGTCGTAGGTAATTTTCAGCGTGTCTTCTGAAAATAATTTCTGGCACTTATACCAGTCCTGACCATCCTCTGATTTAAGATGCGCCCCACCGGGGAATAGTGCCTCCTCTGGTTCCGGTGTATAAGGGATGAATTTTTTAATATTTAAAAACTGTTCGTTCTTTTTATTTTTTGCCACTTTCATCATTATTCCTTCTTATACACTTGGGGCTGTTACCCACGTATCACCAATCAGATACTGAATGGGACGGTAATAAACCTTGTCATCATCACCTTCCATTTCCCAGCTACCGTCAGTATGGAACCCCGTCACCACCTGTCCGCCGCCAAGCTGAAAATCACGCCACAGACCGCCAGAAAGCGCCACGGGGCCAAGTCTGACCGCTTTTACTACATTGTTGTGAATCCAGGTACTTAACCAGCCATTTCCCCACAACGAACCAAAGATGTCGCCGTTATTCTGATAGATGGCTCCACCTGCACGAAGTGTGTTAGCGGTGATATCTCCATTGACCGTAAAGACAATCGAACCATCAGGATTTCGCTGGCTGTACAGGTGCCACCCCTGGTCGTCGTCCAGTTCAATCACGGTAGGTCTGTTTGGGTCGCCCCATAAATTGAACGTGGCAGTCAGTGCTGAGTTGTTATTGCTCGTCAGTGACAGTTTTTTTGCGTTACCTGCGCGAATGGCACCATTAGAGAGAACATCTACTGACATGTGCAGCCCGGAATTGTCGATATAACCGACCAGAGCATTATTGGCATAAATACCCAGAACACCGTCACTGTGCCACTTAAATCCGGTGTCATTATCGCCAAATACAATCGAATTCCCGCCAAGCGCATTATCAGTACCAATGCCTAACGCACCGTTTAGCCGTCCTCCATTAACCGACAGTGCCTCAACGTCACCGGCTGTAGGTTTCATCAGGCTGTTATACAGCGTATATGTCTGACCGCTGGTTGAGTTTCCCGGCTGTGCTGATGAATATTCAGGCGTACTGTGTAGCGTGACATTTGCATTACCGGTGTAATCATATTGCGCAATTAACCAGTACGCATACTGGCCGATATTAATATAAATATCGTAGGTGTCGCCTGATGTATTAACCCATGCGACCTCGTTAGCAGCAGAAGGTGAACGCCTCCATAATGTGGCGGTTATTCCAACAGGTGAACCATTACCGGCACGCAGTACCAGTTCACTGATTGCCGCTTGCTCAAATGATCCAACGTTATACCCCGAACCTCCATAAAGCTTAATTACCGCTGTTGATGTGGACTGCGGCATTACAACCGTGGCGATTTTGAACCAGCCTGATTCGCCAAGTGTAATGGTGGTCGACGTTACCGCGCCGATAGTTCTCGCAAATTGTTTTTTGTCCGGAATATCGCCGCCATTACTGTTTTTCTCCAGTCGTCCGTTCGCATTATCCATAGCCGCTTTAACCGCTTTCGGCGTTGCGGCCAGCATCTCCGACTCACTGTTCGTATCACTGCTTAACTGCACAAACCCTTTTTCGCGGGTTGTGGCGTCCGGATGGTTACGGGATTGTTCATGTTTTCTCAGCGCATCGCTGGCCTGCTGCTCATTCAGCGTCCCTTTCGGGCGTAAATCCGTAATATTGCCGTTTTCATCAATACCCGCCACTGCAAACACATAATGCTGTACGCCGTTCTGCACATAATCCGCCAGGTTGTCAGCGACCGTAATACGGGACTGCACACCCCACACGCTGGTAAGCGTTCCTGTCCAGCATACATCCAGCCAGACTTTGACCGGCCTGGTTGTCACGGTAATATTCAGGTTTTCTGCCAGCGTTGTGCGCAGCCCTGCCACATAGCCGGTACCTTTGGTCACATAAAACTGATTCCCGCTTTTCCCGACCAGATAACCGTCACCAAAAAACGCCGCCGCCCCGAAGATGTCGATATTTTCCAGGCGCTGGCGCTCGTCCATTCCGGCCATACGCGCGGTAAAGTCAATCTGCCAGCTCTCGGCAGGCGTATTAATTCCGGTTTCAGCCTGTGCGCCGTTATATTCCATCAGGAACGAACGCGTAAGCACGTTCCCCTGTTGCCCTTCAGCTGTTTTCAGTTTTTGCTGTAATGGCGCATGAACAATCATCGCCAGCGTACCACTGGCTTTATTCAGCAAACCAATCCAGTTAAAGGAAAAATCCCCCACGTCCGCCCCCAGTACGACGGAATGTACTACAGCGTTGTCATTCACCACGCCCTTACGGCTGACGGCCTGCCGGTGAACAATTTGTTCAGCCGGTGGCAGGGTTTCATTACGGTCAACCGGCCGATCCGGCTCAAGCCCCGGTACGTTAGCGAACACAAATTCATCCAGCAGGACAGGCTCCCCCGTGGCACCCTGCTGCGCTTTCCACTGTTCAAATGCCCGTGTAATTGTTGTCTGTGACATATAATCCCCTTATAACCCTGCGCTGTACGTTGCGCTGCTGGTTTCCGTACCGCTCAGTACTGCCGGATAAACCACATATTCCCCCTGATCCCATCCCGCCCGGATAGCCAGCTGTTCAGATGTGATCACTTCAAACTGGTAACGGCGGCATGTCCGCCCGTACTGCCGGATAATCTGGATCATCAGCTGCGTGTTAGTCGCTATCTGGCTGTCCGTGACTCGAACCTGAATCACATCCCAGTCAATACCCGGCTGGCGCTCCAGCAGTTCAACGTAACCGATCCCCAGCCGCTCAAAGATACTGATAAATCCCTCAACCGAACCGGCGTCACGCGCATTCACGAAGGCATACGCCACACGCCTGCGGAACAGCTCCAGCGGCTCCCCGTCAAAGCGGGAAATGTCCCGGTCATACGCCAGCAGGTTAAGTAACGCCGGTGTACAGGTCAGCGGATCAAACTGGTTCAGTGGCCACGTCACCCAGCCGTACACCTCCACCCAGAACCGCCGCGCCGTTTGCAGCAGTTTTCGCGGCTCGCCCCTGTCCATCCAGGAGGGAAGTACCATTCCGGCCAGTTTTTTCATGAACTCATTCATTCTCAATACTCACCACAAGCGATTTCAGACGCGGCACATTCAGCTCACTGGCAATGTCATCCAGCGAAAAATTCAGCGATTCCGTTACCGGAAAGTTTTTATGGATTTCGCGCCCCAGCTGCGAGAAGGAGAACCGTGAATACGGCCACGTCCTTCTGACGTCATAGTCCGTATTTTCCCGGAAGGCGCACCGGATCAGGTTTTCAATACCGTCCTTCAGGCGCTTCTGTTCATCATCACTGATGTTGTTCAGGTTCCTGACCCAGACAGTGACCGCCAGATCGTGCAGGGTTTCCGGCATGGCATAACACTGCATATCGTCCCCGTGGCCGTGATGCCCCTGCGTGTTGATATAGTCATTCACGGCATCCACAAACGGCGCAGAAGCCACGCCGCTGTCCAGCAATAAATAGGCGTTGGCTGTCCCCGGCCCCCTCGGTGCTTCGTGCTCAAAGAAAATCCGGTCAATGCTCAGTCCGGCAACACCGGCTATCATCGACCGGTACACCGCGTCCGTGTGGTAGTTGCCCACCAGGTTAAACTGGTTACGGCAACGCTCACGCAGCTCATCATCGCTTTCCTCATCCGCGCCCGGTACGGTCAGCCAGTTCTCTTCACTGGCCACATGGCTGATGCCGTCCACGGCCACCGGCAGAATGCGGTAATATCCCGGCGCAAGGTTATATGCGCCGCCCGTTCCCGTTGCCTTTACCGGCAGCAGTGCGCTGGCGGTACCGGAGGCGATCACCACATCTTCCGTGATGGCCAGTTCATACACCCTGCCGTTAATACGTTCTGTCTGTATCACCGTTCCGGCCTTCACCGTCACCACGGCGCTGGCGTCTTCCTTGTAAAAACGGATAACGCCCTGTGCAGCGCTGGCGGGCTTCGGCGTGATATTCACCGCCCATGCCAGCAGCCGTAACATGCTTCCACTGGCCGTGGCCACAAACATATTTGCCAGTACGGTGGAGATCAGAACCTCCTTCAGCCACATCACCGGCGCGGTTACAATGGCCGTGACCAGTCGCCAGAACGGAGACATACGGGAGGTATTCGTGATAATTCCCTCCTCCGTCGCAATGGCATTAAAGCGATCGCGAATCTCTTCTTCCGTCACCGGCATACCGCTGGCTTTCACCACCTCTTCAAAGTCAACCTGTGGCTTTTCCGTCATAAATCCACCTGTACCGATATTCCGCCAAAGTCATAAGTACTGGCCGTGATCCACAACCGTGTCCGGCTTTCTTCACCGATTTCCACCGTCCCCGGAACGATGCGCTCATCATCTTCAATCAGTAATTCCATGCGGGTAAAAATATCTGCCCGCATGGTCGGGCTTCTCTCGGCAATTAATTCCGTTGCCAGACCGCTTTCAATAATGGAATGAATAATGTCCTGCCCGATACTTTTACGGTTATTACATAATTCAGGTTCATTACCGGTATTCAGGACAAAGTCATTCCCCTGAATTAATAAATCAACATACAGGATTTCATTCATACGCCCAGCTCCTGAAACTCCATTAACTGCCCCGGCGTTATCATTTCTTTTGGATAGATATTGACAGTATTAATTTTCCGGCTGTTATCCGTCACAGACCCTGAGTTATTACTGACAGATTTACTGATACCACCTTTATCAATTCCTTTTAGCTCGCCACCTGTAGATAAATTATTTACTGTTAATGGTGGCGAAGAGGTTTCATTAGCCATTGAGATATCAACGCCGGGTATTTTATTCAGCTTCTCAACAATCCAGTTCCACGATTTCAGAAAACCACCTTTAACGGACTGCCAGACATTATCAAACATGGATACAATACCCGACGCCAGTCCACTTAATGCCTGTGAGGGTGAAAACCCTGTTAATAGCGCAATAAAACTGTTCCAGCCTTCACTGATAAATTGCCATGCTGTGGAAAACACCCCGGCCAGCCACGCCACCACCCTGGCACATGCCTGAAACGCGGATGTTTCCATAACAGCTGCTTTCACCGTATCCCAGTGTTTAATCAGCAACCAGCAACCCGCCGCAAGCAACGCTATCGCCCCGATCACAAGCAAGACCGGCCAGCTCATAAGATTAATACCGATTCCGGCCATGATTGCCGCCATACGAACGGCCAGCAACGCTCCGCGCAAAAATTTAAGCGTCGCATTCCAGGCGATAACAGCAATTTGTGCCAACCATACCATTGCCGTATATGCTTTCGTGACGGCGGTCATGGCAACCCAGATCCCGCGTAAACCTGCCATGATGAACTTAGAAGCGCCCATCACAATATTGGCAACCGCGCCCACTGCCGCAAACCCCAGCAACGCCATAGCTGCGTAGCCGATAACACGGGCAATGTTGGGAAATAGCTGCATCCATCTGGCAAATGTCTGTCCCATATCCGCCAGACGATTCAGCACCGGATACAATACCGGGATTAGTGTCAGCCCTATTACGGTCTGAATAGCTTTCAGGATTTGTACAAACCGATCCCACGGTTTCACCAGTTTACTGGCCATCTCCTGCGTACGTTTCAGACCGTCAGATCCGCCCAGTTCGGTGATGTTCCTCTGGAGAAGCGCCACATTACCGTAAAGGTGTTTGACCACAGCCGAACTGTCACCGAATGCCGCATCCAGTTCCGCCTGGGCTTTCAGATTCCCTTCCAGGCTCTTGCCGTATTTGCCCTGCAATTTAATCAGCATCTCAGGCATGGACAGCATTTTGCCGGTGGCATCCGTAAAGGACAGACCCAGTTTTTTTGCCCCTTCAACTGCCCCCGTCATAAAGCCTTCGTAAGCGCTGCTGGCTTCCGTTCCCAGCGTGCGGTTAAGCTGCCCCAGTACGGCCAGCTGTTCATCCAGTCCGACGCCGTAGTTGGTACCGACGCCCCGCGCCCCTTCCATCAGGTCTTTGATAGTGCCCATTTCGGTACCGAAGACCTTGCGCATATACACCATTTTTCCGGCCAGCTGCTCAGCGAACTGAACCTTGCCCAGACGCTCCGCATCGGCGGAAAAATTACCAAACATCTGCCCCATAAATTCCGCCGTTTCTGCGGCGGTGGATTTCAGGGCAAACGCCAGGGTATTAGCGACTTTTGTGACTTTCGGCAGTTCATTACCGGCCAACCCGGCAATAGCGGAATTAATACTTTCAGTGGACTGAACAAATTCCACCGCACTGGCGCCATAAGTTGTACTGAAGCGCAGCGCGTCGCGCTGTACGGCCTTTAATGCCTGGTCATCAATCCCTTTTGCGGCTGCATCATTCAGCGCATCATACATTTCAACTGCCGGTGATAACGCACCCCGTATGGCCATTCCTGTACCCGCTAAAGCCAGCACACCACCGCCAATCTGCATAAAGGCCGCTTTTGATTTTTCCGCAAAGCCGGTGACGCTGCTCTGTGCCTGTTTTAACGGGCGGGACAACTTATCAATCAGGCTTAATGTAAAATCTAACTGTTTCATTCTGTGCCTTTAAATGCTTTAGCCACACCATTGGCCACAGCAATTCCTGTATATTCCCAGTGACGATTATCCAGCCAGATAGCGGCGGCAATATCGTCAACGGAATCCTGACCATGTGGTAAATAATGACGGCGAAGTATTAAATATTGTTCGAGTCCGTTCTGTTCAATTGCCCGGACTCGCTTTGTCAGTTTTTTACTTCAATTTCCAGTTCAGGGGCGTAAATATCATTAACCTTACTGACAAGCTGAAGCGCAGCGCCCGGACGTTTTAATATTTCAGCTAAAGCTTCCTTGCTTTCCGTTGCAACAATACGCGTCAGGTAGTTATGCGCAGGTGCCACTTTATTGTCCATTGCCATTTCATTAATAAACTTGTTATAGGCGGTCTGATTTGGTTCAAAAATAATATCAGTCCCACAGACACACAGTTTAATTTTTTCCATATAAAAGACTCTCTCTACGATTAATTTCATCTATTAACTGATTATGGCGTGCTGCGCACTGACCATAAATTTCAAGATACGCATTCAACAGTTCCGCAGCATCTTTACCCATAGTCCCTTTCAGGTGCGGCAGCTGCGTGACACATTTAGTTTTCAGGTTTTCCTGATAACGCACGTTCGGTACTGGCGGCGGCGTCGTTGTACATGCGGACAAAGTCGTCAGACAGGCACACGTTAGTAAACACCGGTTTAACCACCTCCGTACGAATTTCACGCGGCGGTGCATTTTTCAAAGCCTCCAGTTGTTCTTCCAGTTTTCGCCCGGATTCACTGGCCATGCTCGCCAGCGTTTCCCCGGTAGCGCTGGCTGACCGGCTGATGGCCAGATCGATACTGTCACGCTGCCAGTTAGCCGCCTTCCACCCTGCCCAGAAGGCCAGAACAACAGTCATAAGCCAGCCCGCCACCACACGATCCATCAGCGAACCCCGTCATGTTCCAGACTGAAATGATTACCATCCGGCCTGGATTTGAAGCGCCCGCCCCAGCTGCCGCCCAGTGACTCCCAGTATTCGCCCAGCGGCAGGTAATCCTCTGTGCGGGTCTGGTACTGGCCGTTAACAAACAGGTTAAAATCCACTGCCAGACGCCGTGTATGCAGACTGTTGGTAATACCGCTGCCCTTTTTCGCGTTCAGCGCCGCCTGTTCCGGCGTGCGGTACGCCTCCCCGAACGTCAGCCGGTAGCCGTGTTCTTCTGCCCAGTGGATCAGATTTGCCACCATAACGGTAAACAGCTGCTGTTTTTCACTCAGTGTCATTTGTCAGCCCCCTTCCCCAGAAAACCGATCCCTTTCTTACGTAGCCAGGCTTCAACACCATTAAGGCCAAGAATCCCCAACGCTGAACCAATGCCGGCAAGCGCAAGCGGATGGATATCCGGTACGAAGTAAAGCGCCACCCCTGCCGCTACTGATAACGCGCTGCCCACAATGACACGCCCCAGAACCAGACGTGCCGTGATCGGCTCGTCACTGTTCAGCATCTTGCCCAGGGCAATCAGCGCCCCCATAATTGCCAGCGCAATAAACCCTTTTTCGTAGTCCTGCATCCCTTTTCCTTACCCGATCAGATTTTCCGTAGCTTCCGCTTCCAGATACGGAACCCCGTTGATGTTGACGAACTTCGGACTGGTCACGAAGTATTTAATTTTGTGCGTGGATACGCTGCCGCCTTTTGGATCAATATCCAGCAGATTGCTTAACTGCAATTTATTGCCGAACGTCTCGACCTTCACTTCTTCACTGCCTGCTTTGGCGTAGAAAAGAAAATCCAGCGGTTCAATACCTCGCCACGAACCTGCGGCGCGGGCTTTGGCTGTCAGTACCTGAAGCACTTTAGAACTGACTTCAATTTCTCCCTCTGCGGCCACATCACCATCAACATGGCCGTCCGGCACACCACGGGTCTGGGCGGCGGCGCTGTTATCCGTGATATCCAGCGAAATTTTTTCTATATGGATCAGTTCACCATCGATGTAGGCATCAAATGACATGCCTGAAATACGTTTGGTCATGCTGCGGCCTCCAGACTGGCATCCAGTAACAGGCTGATAGTGATTTGCAGCGGCACTTCATACGTGCGTACCACAATGTAAATATCCACCGCCTTCTTGCTCTTCCAGACAATAGAGACATCTCCATCCTGCGGCGGCTTCACCTCTCCCGGAAACGACACACCGTTAATGTTGGCCGCCGTGGACATTTCGCGCAGTGGGCGGGCAAACAACGTCTGGTGTGCCGCGATGCTGCCCGGCGTACTGTTCAGCGAACGATCGGCAATTTTACCGATAGCCAGCAGGCGGACACGACGGGCGGCCTTGTCCACAATACGCAGCGTCTCAATGGACTGATAATCACCCCCTTCCACATCCAGCGTACGTCCGTCAGCCCAGTAAAAGCCGTCATAATCCGGATACCACATCGGCACGCTGTAGCGCTGCGCTTCCAGCGCTTTAAGGGTGGCCAGCTCCAGTGTTTTCCCGGTGCCATCTTCCGGCAGTTCATCGCTGCCCAGATTAAGCAACGCCCCGGTTTTCACCCTCGCCGGACTGTCAGCAACCGTCACCGCCCGGTTACACAGGCGACCGGCCAGCACGCCCGGTTCATTCCCCCACAGACGCGGAACCAGCTGAACCGCTTTCTCTGCAATACCCTGCTGAAGGGTGGACAGACGTTTCAGGTAATCCGCCTGGGCTTCATCCTCCTGCATTCCCTGAACCGCCAGGATGAACCACACCCAGCGCCCGTATTGCGCAATCAGTTCAGATCTCAGCGTTGCCGCCTGGTTAATCTGTTCTTTTGCCGCCACATCATCCGACAGCACCACGCCTTCCACCGAGCAGGAAACCTGTGCAGCTTTGACGGCATCCACCCACGCGCCCGGCTCACTGTCTGCGGCCAGTACATGAACAAATCCCCACCAGTTCTGGCCGGCGTTCGCCATTGCCGCCAGTACATCGCTTTTTAACGGGCTGTTCCCCTCGCCCAGTAGTGCGTTAAAGTCACTCTGTGCATTAACAGCCAGCGTTTTACCCACATTTTTGGTACCCGTACCGATAAACAGCAACGTGCGCTCCACCTCGTTGGTTTCACCCAGTAACTGGTTTACCTGGTTAACGGTCACGGTTGGCCAGGTCATGTTTTCCCCTTAATATCCTGCGCCTTTACATTCCAGCCAAAGCCTATAGCCTGAAGCTGACGCGCCAGCGCTTTATCAAATTCATCGTCATTCATGCCCAGAAATACGCGGGCAGGAAGATCCACTGTCCAGCTGGTTTTCACTGCTTTACCACTCAGCTTTCGAATCAGTAATCCGGCCTGGCTGTATGGCATCGTCCGCGTGATATCGCCCAGCGTGGGCTTTTTCCAGCGTTTTCCGGTTCTCACCCGATACCCCAGCGCACGCAGTTTTTTAGCCTGGGCAGGTGTCGCCATTTTTCCGGCGTCCGCCTTACGTGGCTGACTTCTGCGGCTGACCTTTACCCGCATTCCGTTTTGTTGCGCATAACCTACGGTTCCTGCCGGAACCGGCGCTTCCCCGTTCCGGTACCCGCCGCCCTGCAAATAGATCCGTACGGCCTGAATCTCAGGCATTTCGCGGATATGAAGCAGCTTTGGCAGGTTACGCAGCATCTTCCCTTTGCGTTTTGTCTTACGTCCCGGCCATTTCTGGCCGTCCGGGGATTCCTGGTTACGAACATGTCTTTTTGCAGCAGCAATCACGCCATATTTCGCCAGACGCCAGATCAGCCGCTGGCGCTTCTGCGGTGGCAACTCCATACTGGCCAGTGCCTTACGTAATTCAGTCAGCTGTTTTTTATTCAGCTCGCCACCGGCTATCATATTTCCCCGCTCACCGGCGCCCCGGTTTCATCCACACTGAAAATGCTGGCAGTTAACGCCGTCCAGATTTCAGGATCTGCCAGTGACCAGCGTTCACCACGCCACGGAATAGCCCCGTTTTCGTCCTGCCTGATCACCAGTTCTTCCGCCATCGGAACGGTCAGCACCACAGTGGCGGTTTCCTCATCTTCCACCGACACATCCCAGTCAGGTTCGGCTTCACTCAGCCCGACTTCATCCAGCAGGTCTCTGTCTGCATCGTCCAGCCACGCCGCCAGTAAGGACATAAGTAACTGCGGCGGACACAGGCGATAGGGAAAACGCGCCCAGCTCAGAACTGCGTCATACCGAATAACTGCCTGGCGATATTGCCCCAGCCCGTAATCCTTCGCGGCGGGGATGAACTTCATTTCATCCAGTACGCTGTCAAATGACTGCATCGCCCGCGGCGGAACGTTCTCCTGAAAAAAAGCGGTCAGGCTTTGGATCTGCGTCTGGCTCATACTTTTTTCACCGTTGCCCGTTTAAGCCCCTTCATGCGACGGATCACCACGGACGCCTCAGCCAGTAACCCGGCCCGTGTCTCCTGGCTTTCCTGCCCCGGATGGGTATCACGCCGTCCGATAGTGGCGAACTCACCCAACAGATCCGCTTTTGCCCTGGCAAAAACGGCTTTCATGTACTGGGCGCACAGGCTGTTAAGTCCGCCCATCTTTACACCCGGCACATCTGCCGCCAGCGTATGGCCTTTCGCTTTCCAGCTGGCCTCCACGTTTTCCAGCTCGGCATTCACCTCCGCGACAGCGGCAAGCAGCGCCTGGCTGATGGTATCAGCGTCAATATCTGGCGGTAGTGACCGCTGCGCCTGAAAATCCTTCAGGTTCAGATCCGGCCAGAAACCGTTATTGGCCAGCGGTTCGTCCTGATAATCCAGCGGTTTTCCACTAAACATAAATCCCCCGAAAAAGGCGGACTGACCGGTTTCCACGGCGCAATGACACACAAGGTGTTTTGCCCTCCACCGCGTCCGCCTGGCGTACGGTAGTCTTTACCCCTGCGTCAGTTTTCGGACACGGGCGGCAATGGTCTGCCGCGCTGTTCTGACGCCAATTTTTGAATAGTGTTTTTCTGCGATGGCCAGCAAATGATCGGCTTTTTCCAGCGTTTCAATATCATCCACACCCGCAGCAGTTTGCTGGCCATCCTCATTGCGCAGCAGCTCCAGCCCCGCAAATTTGTACCACTTGGCTGTTACCTGCTCATGCAGTCGCCATACCCCTGCCACACGTTCAAACGTACGGGAGAAATACGGCTCAATACTTTCTCCGCGCCCGGCGCTTTCCTGCGCCCATGCCAGCATCGTATCGGCCACAAACGTGGGAAAATTGCTGCGTAACTGATCCGGTGTGGCCTGTTGCTGACTGATTGCGATATCAGCCCATTCCAGCGCCTGATCCAGCTCGCCCACGTCAAACAGCCAGATAACACACCAGGCAAATACCGGATTGGCGTACACCTGCTTGCTTTCCAGATACGCTTCAACAGTCGGTACCCAGCGCGGCAGCAACACATCCCTTTTAAACTCAATGCGATCCGCGATTGTCGGCAGGCTGCGTACGTGTCCCACATCCGTTTCCAGCGCTTTGACCAGAAGGTGCATACTTTCCGTGGTTTCCAGCGCCTGGCTTCGCTTCAGCTTTTGTTCCATCGCAATGCGCTGGCTGTGACGCTGCGCGGGAGAAAGTGCCATTTATCAGCCCTCCGCTGGTTCGGAAACCTTGCCGATAGTTACGGCGGATTCATCAATAGCCGCATACAGTTCCGGCACTTCCACCGCATATCCTTCATTGCGCAGGTATTTGTTTTCGAACTGCTTACGGTCTTCCACAAACTCCGCCTTACGCATACGGGTATTGCGCTGGGTATAGATGTGCAGGTTTTTCAGCGGCGTCACCACCATGCGTTTACCCGGCATAAACGGCGGGATAATGGCTGGACGGCCAGCAATAGTATTTCCCAGCATCTGCGCCGCGATTTTTTCAGTAGGACGGTCTGCGGCCTGATACAGGCGATACTGTTCAGCGGCAACCAGATCAGCCCCCACCAGAACCACCAGACGCGGGTCATTACGGAACTGCGCCGGAATTTTGGCGTTAATCAGGTCTGAAGCCATTGCATCCAGTGACTTGTAATCCCCGGCCGCATCCAGCACCACCGGATCGGTCATAATCTGATTCCCGCCCAGCAGCGCTTTCATGCGCTCATGCCAGCCGATATTCACGTCCTCACCGTTCGGGTTAGCTTCGGGATCAGTGGTTTTTGCGCGGCTCTTACCGTTAAAGCCGATACGCAGCATATCCAGCGCAAAAGCCTGCGTGGTGAATGCCTGGACAAGATTGTAAAACTCGTTTTCATCCTTACCGGCGTTTGCCCATACCGAAAGCAGATCCCAGCGCAACGCAGCGCAGCTGTCTGTTTCAACCAGTGAATAGTCGTTTCCGTCCACACCAACCTGGCGAATAAAACGGCCACTTTCACTACGTCCTGTGTGTAACACGGAGGAACCAACGGAAATCACCTGTCCACTAAGCTGATCAACATCCAGACAGGTAAGCATGTCCAGGAATTCGACGGACTCCAGCAGCGCAAGACGCAGCGCATTTTCCTGCGGGTTATTCAGGGAAAAATAACGACTGGCATCACGCGCCCCAAACTGCTGCGCCATGCCCGCCGAATATCCATCCAGTAATTCCCGCGCACGGTTATTAAGGTGCATAAAACTCCCTCGCGATTAAGCGATAATAAAAATATTTGAAACTACTCAGCGCTAAAGTGAATTACAGGAAATTAAACTTCCCGGCTTTCTCTGAAATTTTGCGGCCTGGTGTACGGGCTGATTTATTTCCCAAATCGTTAAAACGCTTAACGATATCTTTTGCATTATCACGAATGGCGGCAAATTCTTCTGTATCCACCACTTCCGCAATAGTATCCACATCACCCTGAACATCATTCAGTTGATTTTCAATTTTGGCCACACGGCCTTCCAGTTCGTTTACCGCGTTTGCCAGTGCCTGTAGCTTATCATCACCCTGCGCGGTATCATCTGGCGGCGTTTCATCTTCAAACTTCGGTTTAATACCAAACAATTTTTGCCAGTTCTTCATTCTTTCTTCCTGTTTTATTTTTCCATCACGGGAAATTACACAGCCGTAATAACCCTGCTTAGATAATTTTTTGCGCCGACTGCTAAAGCGCAGCCGTGTGGTGCCAACACTGGCTGGCGTGTCTGTTACTGCCAGTCCTTTCAGGTAAGTCCGTCCGCTACCGCGCCAGTTCTCCTCCGGCTCAATGGAAAAGAACAAAAGCTGATCTTCATGATTGGCGAAAATCAGACGTATATTCGGGCATAAACTGACATACAACCGCGCCAGTCCATCTTCACCATCATTCCAGGTGGCCTCCAGAACTTCGCCAAAATTACCGTAATCGTCCTCATGCTCTGGCCAGATTAAAGCGACCCAGTGGTTATAGTCATAGGTTTCCCCCATATCGATAATCCACTGGCGTTTAATTATCCTGCCGTCAACGGTATCCCCTTCAGTAGCAACACACAGCCAGTCAGTTTTTAAATGTGACATATCCCCCCTGTTCCACTTCCTGACGCTGCAAATCAATTATTGCCAAATAAAAATATTGCTGCATTACGTTTTATTCTGAACAGTTCGGATATAACGCTTTACCGAATACAAACGAATTACCGCCACCGTTTTTTTATTACAGCCACGGCATAATTACCGCATGGCTAAATACTCTGAAGAATTAAAAGGCGTTGTCCGCGCACTTTATCTGCGCCGCTATACGCCAAAGGAAATTGCATCCGAATTAAATCTGCCGAATGCGCGGATCGTTTACTACTGGGCTGAAAAATACAACTGGGCAGATTTGCTCAGTTTTGAAAGCACTGAAGAGGCTATCGAACGCCGCTACCAGCTACTGGCCAGCCGGGATAACAAAACCGATCTCGATCTGAAAGAGATGGACATGCTTATTGCTCACGCCACGAAACTACGTGCGCAAAGCAATAAGCATAAAGAGAAGATGGCCAGCGGTCAGAACTCCGGGCAGGCAGATGCGCGGGACAGCAATGACGACGAACCCCGCCGCAAACGGAAATACAAGAAAAACGATATTTCCTCGCTGACGCAGGAGGATTTTGACGCCTGGGCTGATGAGCACCTGTTTGAATACCAGAAACACCTGCGCCGGAACATTGGCCAGCTGGTCAGAAACATCCTCAAAAGCCGCCAGATAGGTGCGACCTGGTATTTTGCATTTGAAGCCTTTGAAAACGCGGTCATGACAGGCGATCCGCAAATCTTCCTGTCTGCCTCCAAAGTCCAGGCGGAATACTTCCGGTCTTACATCGTAAATATTGCTGAACAGTATTTCGGGATCACGCTGACCGGCAACCCCATCCGCTTGTCCAACGGCGCGGAGCTGCGCTTCCTGTCCACCAACAAGAACACCGCCCAGTCCTACAGCGGCCACCTGTACTGTGATGAATATTTCTGGGTTCCAAATTTCACAAAACTTAATGAAGTGGCCAGTGCAATGGCCACACATGACAAGTGGCGTACCACCTACTTTTCAACACCGTCAGCTAAAACTCACCAGGCGTACCCGTTCTGGACAGGCGATGAATGGAAACAGGGCAGTAAAAAACGTACTGCCATTAAGTTTCCGACCTTTGATGAATTGCGCGACGGCGGGCGGGTTTGTCCGGATGGCCAGTGGCGCTACGTCATTACTATGGAGGATGCTATTGCGGGCGGCTTCAATCTGGCCAACATCGAGAAGCTGCGCAACCGCTACAACACAGCCACTTTCAACATGCTCTATATGTGCGTGTTCGTGGACAGTAAAGATTCAGTTTTCAGCTTTTCCGACCTGGAAGCCTGCGGCGTGGAAGTGGATACCTGGCAGGATCATAACCCGGACGCCGCCCGGCCATTTGGTGACAGGCCAGTATGGGGCGGCTTTGATCCGGCTCGCAGTGGGGATTTGTCCTGTTTTGTGATTGTGGCGCCGCCGATGTTCGCCGTGGAGAAATTCCGCGTTCTGAAGGTGATTTACTGGAAAGGAATGAACTTCCGGTACCAGGCAAAGCAGATCGAGCAGCTGTTTAAAAAATACAACTTCACCTATCTGGGCGTGGACGTTACCGGTATTGGCCAGGGCGTTTTTGACAACATTCAGCATTTTGCCATGCGTGTGGCCGTCGCCATTCGTTACGACCTGAACACAAAAAATCAGCTGGTACTGAAGGCGGCTGACGTGGTCGAAAGTCAGCGAATTGAATGGGACAAAAACCTGAAAGAGATCCCGGCCAGCTTTATGTCCGTACGCCGCACAACCACGCAAAGCGGTAACGCCATGACCTTTGTTGCAGACCGCAGCCAGGACACAGGACACGCCGAAGCGTTCTGGGCGATAACCCACGCCCTGCATAACGAACCTCTGAACTATGAAAATAAACCTAAATCACGCTGGAATTTAAGGAACAAGGCAGCATGAGTAAAAAGAAACACTTCGTTAAGCGCAACCAGCGCGGCGATAAGTCAAAAAAAATGAGCATCATTACGTTCGGCAAACCGGAACCGGTTCTGACCACTGGCACCGACTACCGGGATATCTGGTACGACAATGCCGCCGATCATTTTACTCAGCCAATTGACCGGCTGGCACTGGCACAACTGATTAACCTTAACGGTCAACATGGCGGTATCATCCACGCCCGTAAAAACATGATTGTGTCTGATTATCTGTCTGGCGGCCTGACTTACGACCAGCTGGAAGCCGCAGCTTTTGACTACATCACATTTGGGGATATTGCGCTTGGAAAAATTCGTAACGGATGGGGAGATGTGATCGGACTGGAACCCTTACCCGGCCTCTATATCCGACGCAGGAAAGACAGGAACAACGCAACTGATCAACCTGGTGATTACGTGGTGTTACAGGAAGGCAAACCGCAGATATGGCCTGAAGAAGATATTATCTTCATCAAAATGTATGATCCGCAACAGCATATTTACGGACTGCCGGACTACATCGGCGGCGTACATTCTGCATTACTCAACAGTGAAGCGGTCATTTTCCGTCGCCGTTACTACCACAATGGCGCCCACACTGGCGGCATTCTCTACACGCGCGATCCTAGCATGACGGATGAAATGGAAGAGGAAATTGAACAGCAGCTGCGTGACAGCAAAGGGATCGGCAACTTCTCCACCATCCTGGTAAACATTCCCGGTGGAGACGGTGACGCCATCAAATTCATTGAAATGGGGGATATTTCCGCTAAGGATGAATTTGCCAACATCAAAAATATCAGCGCCCAGGATATTCTGAACGCGCACCGTTTTCCTGCCGGGCTTGCCGGCATTGTCCCGCAAAATACTGCCGGACTTGGTGACGTAGAAAAGGCCGAACGGATTTATAAAAAAAGCGAAGTCGCCCCTGTTCAGCGCCGGTTTATGATGGCCGTAAACAATGATCCAGAAATACCGGAAAACCTGCACCTGAACTTTGATTTAAGTTACACAGAATCAACGGATAAGGGTGCGGTATGAGGCAAAAAAGGCTAAAATCCAGGCATCATTTAACAGCTGGAGCATGGAATATGCGAGTTCTGAAAATCGAATGCCCTGAATGCGGCTCAAAAGCTGTTATTCGTAAAACGAACCGGAAACACCGGCAGATTGCCGATATTTACTGCGCCTGTTCAGATGTTGAGTGTGGCCACACGTTTGTCATGAATCTGACGTTCTCCCACACTCTCAGCCCAAGCGCTAAAACAGGTGATGCTATGGTACAAAAAATACTAAATGCCCTTTCACCCGATCAGCGTCAGATGGCATTAGACTTACTGAAAGCGACTCCCGCCGCCTGACAATCCCCCTTTTTGGGGGCTTTTCATCGCTTTACTAACCTTTTCCCGCATTTCTCCTGCAATCTCTCCAATCCAATACAAAGCTATCGTTTTCTCTCTTTGGTTACTTTCGTAAATATGGGCAATCTTGGCCAACAACTCAATGCGTTCCAGCTGTGCCGACGCCTCCAGAATATCCATTTACCCTCCCAAACAAACAACAACTGTATAAACATACAGTACACCTTTAAGCACTAATTGTGAAACATATTTTTCTGTCTACCAGGTGACAAATAGATATGTTTCACAGAGTTACAACGTCATAACCATTCCGGCCAAAGCTCCTGCATTGGCTCGTTTTGCGTCTCCTGCAATCTTCCGTTCCGGTAAATAAGTGCTGACTGGCCGAAACGAAGCCCACCCCCTCGTTTCAGAATGTCGATTTCTTCATCAGAACCATCGAACCCCCGGCTTCTTAATTCCAGTTTTAACCGTCTGCGGGTTCCACCCTCCGTACAGTTATTGACAGAACTCCAAGGGGCGGCGTTGCCGCCAGAAAAACCCGCCTCCGCTGACGCTTCGGTCAACTTCGCAACCTTCTGCCACTTAACCAGACGGGTGCAGACCTCTGAATCTGGAACCAAAGGAGAATAAACACCCTGTACGCGCTGCACGTCTTCCGCATATTCGTTACCCTGTTCCGTAATTTCATAGACCAGACGAACAACCAGATCACGGCGGGCAACCAGTGCGCCGCCCTGCGCCTGGGTATATGCAGCCCAGTCCCCGACATCAGCAGCAGCCAGAACCGCATCCATTCTGCGATCGGTCAGCACCTGATCCCGCAACCGACGAAGCTCACGCCAGACTGTCACCGGCGCACCGCCAATCTGCTGAAACTGGCGAATGCGCCAGCGTGAAGCCCATGCAGAAACAGATTTAGCCATATCCCGCAGGTTTTCGCCGGTTTCTTCGTCCTGCTCGCCATCCAGCGCGAATCCATCAATGTTTTTGGAAATGTATTTGGCGATGTAGCCCGTCGCTGACCCTTTAGCGGGATCGATGGCTTCAACATGGAAACGTGCCTTTAGCGCATTTGGCGTTTGCAGTTCTTCGGAATCGGTAATTCTGGCGTGATAACAAAGAATATCTCGCACCGTGTCCACGTCCTGCGGGCGCATGAACAGCAACATATGCCAGTGCGGTGTCCCGTCATGGTGAGGTTCGACAACCCTGAACCCAAATACATGGATACCCGCACGCGAGATCGCGGCGCGGGCTTTTGCCCATACGCCACATAAATAGCGCTGGGTATCCTGCGGCGTACTTCCATCCCATTGCGATACAAAGCCCCCTTTGCTGTGTACCGCATGGAAACGAGATGGCGCGGTGATAGTGTAAAACTCACCGGCCAGCCCTTCTTCATTGGCCATATCTTCAAATCCTCGCATTCTTACCATTAGCTCACAGCGACGGATCGCCGGATTTGCAACACTGCGGTGTACCATGCTGTCCAGTGCAATGCGCAGCCCTTCATCATTCAGCAGATCAAACTTTTTAAAGAACTCCAGATTTCGCTTTTTCTGTTCTATCCATTCCCCCAGAGTTTTACGGGATACATAAGCGCTGGCCGCTTTCTGCACCTGCCCCACGGCTATGGCCATATGCTCACGCTGTACGTCACGCGCTCGCTTCAGGCGCAGATACCACCATTCAGGTGCCATCATGCGAAGAATGCCGGATTCAGCCTTACGTGTTTCCAGTTGCCCGGCATTGGCTTCATGTTCTGCCCAGTATGGCGGCTGATTATTCAGCATCAGACTGCACGCACAAAGATAGCGATAAGACTCCATCGTTCGGCGGTGCAGCTCTTTAGGGTCGTCAGTGCCGGAATCAAACCGTTCGGTGAAGTCATACAGCGACTGGGAGATCCAGCCAGATATCTGGCCAGCCAGTTTTTTAAGTTCCGGGCGGTCAAGTGACGGCAGGCGTTCCAGCGACTTGCCAAAAGGAAGGTCTATTGCATCAGCGGCCAGCTTATAATGAGCAGCCACTTTGCGTAGACGTGGCAATACATTCCCTCCAATAGTCTGACGCAGGAATGTATTGGCACGGCGACGCCCGTCAGGGCCAGTAAAAAGCTTTTCGTAACGACGACCAAAATACCCGGCTAACCAGTCGGGTATTTCATGCAGGTATTGAGCACGCCATTTATGATCCTGCGGGTTTATAGCCCACAGGCGGCGCTCCGTGATTGTCACGTCTGCCGGTGTACCTGGCGCGAAGGTTTCACGCCGCCAGGCATCAACGGCGTAACAATCTTCGTTTATTGCCAGCGTCATGCGCTGGCCTCAGGAGTCACCGGTAAAGGCCATTTAAGAATCAGTTCTGCCGCCATTTTCGGGCTTGCAGCTGCCGCACCAACACTACGCGGCGCATTAACCCTTACCGAGTTAAAACCTGCGTAAATGTAATGCACCATTTCCAGATCGCTGTTTGACGCGACTACCTGAATTCCACGTTCAGCCAGGCGCCGCAGCTTACGCGCCAGCCGCCCCTGATCCATATGCGAAAAACCACGCTCATGGTAAGCGGTGAAATTATCGCTATCAGTCAGATAAGGTGGATCGCAGTAAACAACGTCATTCCCGTCCCGAACCAAATCAAGCGTTTCTAAATAGTGGGCAGTAATGAATGTTGCGCGCTTTGCTTTTTCAGCAAAGGCGCAGATTTCATCAGCAGGGAAATAAGGCTTTTTGTACTTACCGAACGGAACATTGAACTGACCGCGGCGATTGTACCGGCACAGGCCATTAAAGCAGTGCCGGTTCAGGTACAGGAAACGCGCAGCAGCTTCTACGGATTCCGAACCAAAGGATTTACCTGATTGGTTGAAAGCATCACGCACCGCATAATAGAAAACCGCTCGGCTTTCTTCATCGCCTAACGAACCAGCGTTAAAAAGAATCTCCAGCTCATTCAGCAGCGCATCAGTGTGATACGCCATCGCCTTGTAAAGATTAACCAGATCAGGATTTACGTCCGCGATCAGATATTCGTCATAATCCGTATTCATCATGACGGCGCAGGAACCTGCGAACGGTTCAACCAGGCGCTTTCCTTCCGGCAAATGGGGACGTAATTGCGGCATAAGGCGGGCTTTGCTGCCCACCCACTTAAGTGGAGTTTTTACTGCCATGCGGCACCGCCTTTACTACAAATCGCTGCGGCCTCTTCACGGATTAACTCAACAATTTCCGTTGCGCTTAAACCTTCATTAGCTGCATGGGTGGCCAGCTTATCCAGACGGATAGAACACAAATCAGCAGCAGCGGCTTTACCTTCCTGTGTAGCTTTGGTGAGCATGGTCAGCAGGTCAGTACCTGATTTCGTTGCGGGTAAATCCTGACGTGTCATATGCATTTTTGTTTCCTTAGGGCAAAAGAATCCCCGGCCACTTGAACCGTGGCCAAAAAATTCAGGTTGTTAATTAGTGAAAAGCGGGTTGTGTAGTGACGGCTGAATAATTCGGTGCCGGAATAAGGTGAAGCTCATAGGTTGTCCGCCACCACTCCTGGATCAGCGCCTTTATCTCGCCAACACCCAGCGCCCCGGCTGTATAGAAAATTGCGCGAATCCCCGCCAGCGCTTCAATCTGTGCCTCTTTGCTCTCAGCTTCGCGGTACACGCAGCACCAGAAAGCGGCATTGATCGCCAGCCAGTGGCGCTGGTTAGTCATGTGTTCGGTGTCATTGAAGAAGAATGGATGCAACGCAATGCGGCCATTTTTACTGGCGCTTTTCTCTGCAAACGCTACCGCGTAGTTATGCGGGACTCCCCACACAGCCAGTTCAGCCCCCAACGATTTACCCTCTACAGAAATAATGCTCATCAGTGATTCCCCTGCTGCAATTTATGGACAATATGAGGTGCGATAATCATCTGCACCTTGTTCCTGGTATTAATGGGATGGACGATTTTTACTGGACGTTCAGCGGTTCGTCTGGAGAAATCACTGTCCCGTAAACTCCCGAATCCGCTAAAAGTTAAACGAGCACGGGAAATTCCCTGGCGCAGCTGTATCATGTCCCGATACTCCAACCGCTCAAAAAGTTCTCGCCAGCAACAATTACTTAAGCTGCGTTTAAAAACTCCGGATCTGGAATTGATTGCAGCAGCATGAAGAACCACCCCGCGCCATTCTGGTGTCAGGTTGTCCCACCATTCAGCGGCTTCACTGCTAGTACTGAAATATTTGCGCCGAATCTTTTTAAGATGATCCAGCCCACGCTTTTGCTGTTCCTGGTTAATTGCCATAACGCCCCCCAACCATTCCCAGCAGGCGGCGGGTTTTAGTCGTCAGGAAACGCAGAACAGAACCGCCCTTCATCTGGACAGACTCATGTGCATTGAATTTATAGGTGTGACCAGGATTCCAGCGCTGGCCGTTCGGCAGTTCTATCCAACCGGTTGAACCACTGGGTAACTGCATAGCCGGTGATTCTTTTTTCAGGTAAGTCACAAACGCTTTCATAATGTTCCCTCACATCAGGCCAGTGGCATTCGTCGTGACCAGATCCACCGCTGCGGCTAAAACCGGCGCAGAATGGATACGGCTTTCAACGGTGTAAGCCAACACGGAAAGGCTACGGATAGCATCGCGAGCGCGATCAAGAATTTGTGTACGGCGGGCGGCGGTCATATGACCAGTTGATACGGCTTCCCCAGCAATTGCGCCCACACTGGCGGTGGCGCTAAGAGCACACAGTTGCATGTTTGCTTCTGTAGCATTGTTCACCGGCACGGATGGAAGGCAGTTAATCTGCCCCAGCATCCCATCCAGTAAACGCGCATCTTCGGTGTAATCCGTAATGGCTAAAAGCTCGTCACAGGTTAAGCGGTGCGGTTGTGCTGGGTTCAGTTTGTTACGCAGGATCTGTGGTCTCATACCAACGGCAGCGGCCACATCTTCCAGATTGTGCTCAACCGCAAATGCTCGGCAAGCCGCATCAAAGTGCGCATGTTTAGAAGTCTGATAATCAAACATTGTTAGCCCTTCCCTAATCCGTAGGATGAATTACGCGTTAAGCGAAACATCACACTCGCTTAATGCCATCACGGTTAGGGCGGCCATATTGACTTCTACCAGCCCTCTTTTCTGCGCGCCTTTGGGCTTGATTGGAAGTTTTCCGTATGAAATCAGGTTCTCAGCTGTACTTTTGGACATGCCAGTACGGCGGCAATATTCATCAAGTGGGATGTACGGATCGGGGATCACGATTGTAATGTTGGGACGCATAATGCAAACTTCTCCAGTTAGGGATACGCCAATATCCACTTTTAACAACCAATATTCGTAAAAAACTACAACGAGGAGAGGCTAGATCGTATTAAGCGACAAATCAACAAATTTATCGCATTTTACGAATGGCTGGTTAAATTATGGGCAAATTTTCTTACAGACAAATTAGCCACAGCAGCGAAGTGCTCGATAGAGTCATTGATGCTTATGGTTTTACGTCAAAACTAATGCTTGCCGACCATTTTGATATGGCATCCAGTAGCCTGGCTGGACGTTATAAACGTGGTGGATTCCCCGCTGACATGGTTGTCAGGTGTGTAGCCGAAACTGGTGCTTCTCTAGAGTGGCTTGCAACAGGTCAAGGTAGGAAATTTGACGACGAAGAACTAGACATTTTGAAAATGCCCCGCCGAAAAATCGTTGATGGTGTTCTTTACGATGCAGGTATGTACATGCTTGATAAAGTTTCATTTTTACCAGGCACCCCTTTACCAAACACCCCAATATGTGTCCTTGAGGGGAACAATCAGTTTATCGTTGATACCTCTTTTACAGAGGTTTATGACGATGAGTGGCTAGTTGAAATTGAAGGTAAAACCAGCATTCGTACCCTTACCCGCATACCTATTAAGAAAGTAAGAGTTAGCGGCGTTGGAATGGCCTTCGACTGTTCAATTGAAGACATAAAAATTCTAGGTAGAGTTGTATTAACCATAAAATAAATATAAGGAATTGAAGATGATCGACTACAAAACAGCATCAAAAGATCAGTTGAAAGCAGAGATGAAACGCTTGGCCAGTGTGGTATCTGACACCCCTTTTGGTACCAAAAAAGAATTTTTCCATCTCCCGGAGATTTTAAATTCTGGTGAACAACCAGTGGCAATTGCCAGCGGAATGATGGATGGCAACACATGGCTAATAACCCTTACTAACAAACGAGTAATTTTTCTCGATAAGGGTATGATTTTTGGCGTTAAGCAAGTCGACATTAACCTCAACAATATAGTGAGTGTTGGCGGTAAAACCGGGCTTATGTTTGGTGAGATTATGATTTCTACCAGTGGCCAAAATTACACCATTAAAAATGTAATGAAGGGATCAGTAATTCCGTTCACCAACTTAGTGAATGAAACTAGAAACAATTTGAACCCCCCCGCCCAATCACAACAAGAACCAACTAAAGCTACTCATTCTTTTGACGAACAAATGTCAAAAATTGAACGTCTGGCAGAAATGAAAGAAGAAGGGATACTGACTGAAGAAGAATTTCAGCAACAGAAACAACGTATTCTTAATGGTTAACTTATGCCAGTTAGGAAATTAGACAATGGTCAATGGGTTGCTGACTTTTACACTGTAGATAGAAGCAACGGTAAACGCGGCAAGCGGGTTCGCAAAAAATTTGCCACCAAAGGTGAAGCGCTGGCGTTTGAAAATTACACCCTCCAGAAAGTGGAGGACGCACCCTGGCTTGGTCAGGGCAAAGACAAACGCCGCCTGTCAGATTTGATACATCTTTGGTTTGAGCGCCATGGGATAACCCTACGCGATGGAGAGAAGCGTAAAAGCGCCATGCTTTGGGCTGATGAGTGTATGGGTTCCCCTATGGCTACAGAATTCACCGCACAGTTGTTTACCGCTTACAGGGCTAAAAGGCTTGATGGCCATTTTGCCAGAACTAAGCGCGTAACTCAGGTATCGCCGCGCACCATGAACCTGGAGCACGCTTATTTCCTCGCTGTATTTAATGAATTAAAACGACTAGGGGAATGGGACGCGCCGAACCCTTTAGAGAACGTTCGTCAGTTCAGAACAGAAGAAAGTGAGATGGCTTATCTTACTGGAGAGCAGATTGACCGGCTCTTAGAGGAAAGCCGCCATAGCTCTGCTAAAGATTTAGAGCTCATTGTTAGAATTTGCCTGTCTACTGGCGCTCGCTGGGGAGAGGCTGAGAAATTGAAGCGCAGCCAAATCACTGCTGGAAAGGTCACATTTATAAAAACGAAAGGTAAGCGCAACCGAACTATCCCTCTTGACCCTAAAATCATAGCTGAACTTCCTAAAAAGAACGGCACTCTGTTCAGTCCATGTTACTACGCATTTAGATCAGCTCTGGAACGAGCCAGGATAGATTTACCGGCCGGACAGCTGACGCATGTGCTCAGACATACATTTGCTTCTCATTTTATGATGAATGGCGGAAATATTCTGGTATTGCAAAAGATTCTCGGGCATACCGATATCAAAATGACGATGCGATACGCTCACTTTGCACCAAATCATCTTGAGGAAGCATTAAAATTAAACCCATTAAATTTTAGTGGTAAATATAATGATAACTGA